ATCCACAATCCAACGATCGTCGCAACCTTCTAAATGTACCGCTGCATCGTCCCAGTTATTCGTACCATCAGGGTCATTAGGGAAACATGCGCCGCCTGTAAGGGCGCCATCAATAGTACTTATTGTATTGCCTATGGCGTATATGGATTTACCCGAACCAGTGTTAGTAGATGCAGCTCTGATACCATATCGGCAGTTGTAAATAGTATTATTTATCCACCAAACATTTTCTAATCGGTACTGGCCACCCATACCTTTACTTGGGGATGAATCTTGTCCAACACATCTGTCCTGAATGTCATGGACGATATTCATAGAGACAATTGCATCTGTTGTAGCTTTAGCCCAAATACCTGATTGGCGAGTGTTATTGACTAGATTTTTGCCGATATAAATATGTCGAGTATTCTCAGTACCGCCCCCACCTGTGCCTACTTGTATACCCGAACCAGCAGTATCATGGATGTGCATTCCAAGTACCCAAATTTTCTGGGTACCGTCACCAAGTGATATACCGTGAGCGTCAAAATCGGCATCAACTTGCGGCCCTAAAGTGTGGATCTCGCCACCGATGGCAATGATGTTGTTAGTAATACTTGTAGGAGTGTTGACTACTATAAGCCCTCCACCCGTAGTCACATTGCCAGTGATTTCAACGTTATTCAGCATGATGTGGTGAGAAGCAAACATGTCATCTGAAGTACTGGCTATCTGCATAGCTGGACCGCTAGTAGTGCCATCACATTTAATGTCTGCTATATAAATATAGCTACCGAAGACCAGCGTTTTCTGGCCTCCTGCATTGAATTCGGGACTTGTCCCAGTAGCGCCAACTATCCAAATAGGCGCAAAGCTAGTGCCTTGCCCCCATATACGCATATCATTTGCGATTAATTCTGCATAGGCGCCATCAATCTCAATGTAGGCGCCTGCAGGTATCGGATAGGGTAGAGTTTTTCTAGGTACAGAAGGAGTACCGTAGTCGTTGGCATCACTTCCGGTTGAGTGCTTGATGTAATAGTAATTGGCTACTTCACTCGACCAATCAGAAGGTCTGTTGGGGCGTGAATCCTGTACTCCCCAGGTAGGTGAGGGAATCCCTAACGTTTGATAAGGATTATTATCTGGCATATTACCTTTACGAAACTTAGAGTGAAACTTTCCAGTAAACTCTATCCCATAAAAGTAATTTGTAGTGTTTAGCGGATAAGGCATCGTAATCTTCTCGCTATTTTGCTGTATAAATTTTGTTTATAGGATAGCAGATAGCCCTAATACTGGATACTAATGGGTTCGCGGTACCCGGAATCGAGCCCATGGTCCAGCTGCTAGCCAAACTCTGCCAAACTTATCTAGATAACGGTGCATCGGTTTGCCTTTCTCCGGTACATGCCGGCTTTCGCAAATTAGCTGCATAGGTCTACCGCCAGTTACAACATAGAACTGTCGTTTCCAGTATTTCTTAGTTAATAGGATTTCATAATCATTTGTTGGAATGGGCATGGTAGATCCCCCGATCTGTGAATAAAACTAAGTATAGTTAACAGACACAAAAAAGCCCCAATGAATGGGGCTAGCAATTTTTGTCAGGAGAGCAAAATGCTTAAGTAGAGGTACAACTTTTCAATACATTAATAAGATTAGCTTAGTTATCCATTTTGTCTATCATTACTGACGTAGGGAAATCAAATTTAGTATTAAGTGTGCGCCCTGAACCTATAATTTGATTCATATCTGGCTGACATGACTGGGTATCATCCTGTCTTATAGCAAGCGAACTTTGCTTACGTTCATACGCTAACCAGCGACCAATGTAATCATGAATCTTCTCTAACTCTTGGATAATGCTGTCTTTTTTACCCAATCGTTTGAGGTACTTACCTGACGTAAACTTCATGGCGCCACGAAATTCTTCTGGCGATAAGTCCCGAGCACATTCATCAATATGATCTAACTTGCCTTCACCATTGAGGTAACGGGATTGTTTCTTATATACGGGCTCTGCTGAAGTGGGGCTTGCTTTTGATGGATCAGCTTCTTTCAAATACGCTATGACTAAGCCTTCTGCAGTGGCATTAACTTCTTTAGTCACAATATTAATATTCTGATTGTCACAATCATCAGAGAGAATTCTGGTAACAAAATCGGTAAGTATAGATCCGAAGCGTTGTCTTAAGTTGTCTGTATTCATAGTTTCCTTGCCTTAATCATTAGCCCCTAATCGTGCTTTACTTCTCATTTCGCTTGCGCTCATTCGTCGTAGCACTACCGGGGCTAATTAATATTATCTGTAAGTAAATGGGTTAGTTGCTGGTGGAGGTGTTTCACTTTCGACTTCAGCTACTTCTGACTTCACCTGATCTGTTCCATCTTTAATGTCCATGAGAGTATTAAATAAGAACTGGAACTTACGGTGCAATGCCATACGTTTAAACGCTTTATATTGTTTCTCACGTGTGACTGTGACCATTTTTTCTTGGGTTTCATCGGTTACTGCATTTTCTTCTGTCATGATTGTGCTCTCAGTTGTTTTAGATAATGTTTGAATGTCTTAAGTGTTCCTGGAAACCCTTCAGTCTTATGTATCCGTCGAGTGAATTCACTAACTGAAGGGTTAGCAGTACTTGGTACCAATTGATTATATACCTCTATCGGAATAATGGCATAACCGTCTAATTGAGGAACCAGTTCAACCTGACCAGTACTACTGATTATCTGTGAAAAGGGGGAATGTCGGTTTAACCGGGTTCCTGGATTCTATATGGCAATTTATTAAATAACTTACTGGCATGACTTATCTCCTATTAATTAACACTTCTCAATGACCCAGTATCTTCCGAGTTATCACTAATATCATCTCTCCAGTGCTCTCGTACCTTCTTTGCCGGCATGTCTGGGTAACCAATATAAAGGTCATACACCCGAGGGGCCAATTGTTCCATATAGATTAACCCAGCCTCTTTGAGCTCACTTTTACGTCGAGACAGTACTCGTTGGGATATGTCCATGGACTTCATGATGTACTTATCCACGATGGTTTTACCATTAGGTAAACTAGCCAGGAACCCATATAACCGTATGGCGCCATCACTTAGATTTGGATCAACAAATATACGATTATCCATTTTAGTGAAGCTTCTGTTGGGTAAACTTTTCTTAATGTGCATACCTGATTTTTCCTAAATTCGTGGGATATCTGCCCCAATTTCCTTTGAATCCTAAATTGCCGGACAAATGTGGCTAGTGACGTATTACCTAAACTACCTTAGATCGACGTAAAATTGCTGTTTCTTGTAGGTAGTAGGAACTATAGTCGCTATTTTGCGTCTGTTCAAGTTATTCAAAAATTATTGTTTTTATACTGTAAGAATATATAGTCGATGGCCATATATGGCCAGTTACATATATGGTCATATTTGGCTAGCCAAAAATGGCCACCTAATAAAGACTATTACTAATAAAGAAGACGGCTCACCCATCCTTCGGATGAGTTCGTAGCAACCCTTAAAAAATCTCCCTAACTTACCAGTAATTATTTACCGGTAGTCAATTGAGATGAGCGAAGCGAAATCGATTGCAGACTATAGGTAAATAATTACGTATATAATTAATAATATATATACTGGCCGCTCTACATGCGATATTTGCTCGGGGGAGCAAAATCGCAACCGATGACGGCCTATAATAATTAATACTTGTTAATATTATTATTAATAACTAATATCACCTTACTGAATTGGATTAGCACTGAATTAGACCCCTTTGTTAATTCGACCAGTGACCATGTTCCGTTTCCTTGCATGGTTTGAATCCCAGCAGTGGTTTGCTGATTGAAATAGCCCTCTTAGATCTGGTACTCCTAGCCGCCTACAATGATCTAAGGGGGTTTATTTTTTGTAATATTTAACCTATAGTGAAAATATGAAATCATTTACTAAAAATACTTATCAACCGTGGCCACAACCTGATTAACTTCTGGTGAGTGCACGTGCTCAGCAGATAAATGGCTGAGACGATTGATAACCCAAAGACCTCAGCCCTAAAAAGCTGGGGTTTTTTAGTTTATGGATTAAAAGAATACGGGATGTAGCGCAGTCTGGTAGAGCGGGAAATTCCAAATTTCTTGGTTCGGGGTTCGAATCCCTGGAGGCATGCCATTTTTAATAGTGGATTAGCTTAATGGTAAAGCAAGGGCCTTTGAATCCCTTGATACTGGTTCGACTCCAGTATCCACTTCCAAATTCCATGCTATTCTGACAATCTCTGTAAACATCATTGATACGTGGGAAAGTCCAATGGCACCAGAAGATGCTAAATACTATTACGAATTACGTTATGCAAATGGAATGGTAAGAACGTACGATCCAGTTAGTTTGATGGATCTAAGATATGGGCAGTTCATACCGAGGAAATGGAAGAACGATCGACCCATAGGTATAACAGTAAATCCTGCAGTGGATGCAGATACTTTAAATAGTTTGGAATGGTGCTTACACCCAAAAGATTCTACGGGAGTAATCAACGGTACAGAATCTGGGCATAAAAAAACCCCAGTTGACGCTGGGGCTTAGTTCCAGCAGTTTAAGCTACTGGAGGGGTCAGTCTTTTGGGTGTACCTAAATTTCGACACCCCAAGTATCAGTAAATATGGATTAAGTGTCAACCTGTTCCATAGGAATAGTTTTACCCGCTAGCTTGTGGGTACAGTCACCTAAGAACTCCCAATTACCATCTCTAATAAAACTATGGCAAACATATTCCCTACCCCATTTAACCAACAGAGAGGGAGTAAACGTTGGCTTATTCATATCACCATTAAATCCCCAAGTTACATTGCTATTCGGTGAGGTATCTTTGTTAGTCCATATTTGATGGACTCTATTACAACCAGGGCAGTTAAATAAAAACGTACCAGGGCTATCTTTAACAGTTCTAAGTACAGACATACATTTCTCCATTTCACATATTATTTGAGTATTAAGTATAGTTTTTAAAATATTATATAGATCTCCAAATAATACTTACGTAATGCGTCACTCATTCATGTTATTCACCTATCTTCAGCCACAGGGATAGGCTTCACTGCGTTACGCCTACAGTGGCTTCAGCTAGTTAAATAACATTCTCTCGTTCCTATCACGTAAGTATTCTCTGTCGACCTATACAGAGCGATTGTAGGGCTCTCAGATTATGGGTAATAATTAACCAATAGCATATAAACCATCTCAAACCAAAATCATAAGATAGTAAAGTGAATTTACATCATGTATGTTCCACGTGGAACACGTTCTCAGAATTCAGGTTTTTCAGATTTTTAAAATTACGTATGAGTTCAGTACTGTATTGGACGGAACTAAAAACTAAAAGACTCCCCCCCCTATTTGAATCCTCAGTCCTCTCCAACCTCTGGCAACTACCAGTGCTAGCGCACATACAATGGATACATTCATCCTCAATCAACCAAAGGTACATCACTATGAAGAAACTATGGCGTCATCTCATGGACTCACTAGATAGAAGCTTAAACTCAATTGACAATATACTTGGCTCATTGGAGAACAGCACAGAAATGCTACTCAACGAAACTGAAATAGCACTTAAAGAACAAGACCTTGAAGCTAAGTCTCGACTCAAAGAACTCAAAGAAGAATTAGCCTCTGATTAATACTTCTAAGACCCCACTATATGTGGGGTCATTCTTTTTAACCCAAAAGCACACAAACAAGCACACACAAACACCACACTTTTCTAAGATAGTACCACTAGAAAGATTTCTTTTACTCGTAGTACTCCTGTTGTTCGGGTTGGTATCGGTTGGGCGCTAGCGCGCATATGGCAGATAGGGCATTCAGCCTTATTCAAATCAACTTTATTGGAGAAACATCATGCTTAATGCAAACAACCAAACTGCAACGAACAACAATCAACGTCCTGATGCTTACTTGAATCTTGCTATCAAGATGAAAGATGGTTCAACCCGTAGAATTCCTCGTGGTATTGCACTGTATATCAACAAGCAAATAGATCGCAGTCTAATCAATGCTCACAGTGCTAATGAAGAAATCGAGTTTGAACTGGTAGGTTCAGTACAACTAACTGCTTCAGTAGAAGAAGAGTCAGTAGATTTAGAGTTCGCTTAACCTCAATAGAATGTGCCCTGCTTAATGCAGGGTACATTCATTTTTAGCGAGATCAATCCAATGAAAACAGTAATGCCTGAAGAATGTGTAGACTTAAATTCAATACTCGTAGAAGCCAAGCAAATACTTTTAGACGAAGCCAATGGTGATCATGAGTTTGAAGTAGTAACACGTATTCCACGTTGTGAGGATAAACATTCAGGAGAGTTAAAAGTACAGAAAGAAACAGTGTTTGAATTTAGTGGTTCCAATGCATTAGCCAATACATTCAATCACATGGTAGGTCTACGTTATTTGCAAGCTTTCTATGCAATAGAAAGGAAACAGTAACTTAATAAATATCTCTATTAATAAGAGCTACTTCGATAGCTCTTTTAGTATGTGGGAGTTAGTAATGATTGGACTCAGTAAAAAGACTAAACAGTTATACATTCAAGGTAAAATTTTATACATAGTAATAATCAATTCTCATGGGCGTACTGGAAGAATAGATATATTTAAACCTTTATGTAAACCGTATCTTTTCTATAAAAGTAATCACAGTAACGATAAACCTGTATGGCATTGCAAGACATTACGATGGAATAAAGATCATTGGTATAATACACCGCTATATATCCAAGACGATAATTCTCCACGTAATAATCCTGAACATTTACATGTATTCACCAAACGTAAACATGCTGAGAAATATTTAAATCAAGTATTAAAAGGAACGGCTTAATGAACTTAAAACTAGAAGATTTAAATTACTTGTTAAATGTGGAATCAATTCCAACTCTTACAGATAAATATTAACTAGGAATTAATAAAATGAATCTAATTAACTTTATAAATCCTGATAAGGATCGAGTCATCAAAGCTCATATCGCTAACATGATTATCATGGGTCATGGTTATGCTGATGTAGTTGAGTACACAGAAAGTAAAGACTATTTCTTATTTAAAGATCAGTACAAAGCATTTGAAACAATAATCGATGCACAAATGGAGTATGACTTAGGACAAAGACAATCCATTCACTCATTAAATATTAATATATAGCGGAGTAATTACTATGGCACGCGCTAAGGTAGTACACAGTCAAGATGCAGTTACAGTACTGTTTAAAGGAAATAAATCTAGTCCTGAACCATCAACAGGAATTATTAAGTTTCCTGGCGGTCACGTAGAAGTATCACGTACCAGTGATGGACAATACTGGGCTCATCTTGAACTCAATAAATCAACTAAAGTAACTGACTCACGTATTGATTACACGCATGATGTAATTAAACGCGTTGTTGATTTACCTAAAAGTGAAAGCATTCAGAAACTAGCACTTAAACTTGATGGACCTTATTTGGATCATGGAGAGTAATCATGTCTGAAGAAGCTGAGCAACTGTTTTATGTAACTAAAACTTATGCAATAAAAGCAACTACCCAATTAGAAGCAGCCCAGAAAACCGATTCAATTACGCGTAACCCTAAACCGTTAGGATGGTGTGCAGTAAGAGCAAACAACGGTGAAAGAGATCAAGTTGGAATGGTTAATATTACTGAAAAGAATTGCTTACCTGCATTAAATAATAAGGAGTAATCATGTTTGATAACATCATACAACACATAGGTAGTAGGACTGATTTCAGTTATTCATTCTTGAAAACTGATACGTATTACTTAGATATTAATTGGAGTACTGGTACATCAAGATTGATGAGTACACTTGGTATCAATCCTACATTCTATTCTGAAACCAAGGCATTTTAATTATGGATACAGTTAAGAAGAATGAAATTCTTAGTCACATTAAAGGACCTATAAATTTAGGTTTAATTAAATCAATTAGAAATAACTCAAATGAAAAAAATCCTTCTAACGAATACTATATAGCGAGAGTGTTTATTGAGTTTAACAACGGGCACAACGTATCAGTCATTCGAGGTCAACATACCTATGGAGGAGACAGAGGCTTATTTGAAATAATGCCTGATAATCCAGATGTATTTGATGAAGGAGATAGGTATGACACTGTGCTTGGCCATTTATCCCATGAACGTGTTACCTATTACATTAATAAAATAGGCAACATGCCTAAGATAGAAATTTAAACCAAATCATTTTAAGGAAATAGCCGTGACTAGAGAAGATGAAGTTAAATTAATAAAAGGAATAAGTATATTCCTTCGTAAGCTTAGTAATGGAGATATTCCTAAATACGTTGATATAGGTTATGGAATGTGTGGTGCTATAGAAAGTTTCGTGTATATGGAGCATGAGAACAATGAAGATCTCTACGCACATTGTTATCACATAATAGATGCTGCCATAGCAACTATAGCCAGAACTTGGAAACATTTCAGTGGTGATAGGACATATCCCATTGCTTATCCTAAAAATGAATACAACCATAAATCAGCATTTTATGTTAGCTATGTTCCAATGTGGAAGAATGAGTATGGGCGTAGACGTAAAGAACTCTGTGGGTTGATTGCAGATGAATTACATAAATCAATTAAAGGAGAATAATTATGTTCACAACATCAATAATGATTGTAATAGAAATAGCTACAGTAATATCTCTATTGTTTGTAATAGATTTGTTTAGTCGTGACATTAAAAAATGGTTTAAGTCACGTAAATCAAATGCATTATCAACGCACTATGGCAGTAAGACAGATATCTTATATCCAGGCAATCCTCTTGCTTGTTATTTTGATAGGTTTTATTACTTAGGTAGCTTTGCAGGTAATGATATGTATGTCTTATTTGATAATACAATTAAAATGAGCATACGTCAGTTGATAGCAGTAAATTCTGATAATCCTGATCATCATATAAGTAACATTCAATTCTTATCACCTATACATAATCCATTACATGTAAAAATGTTAAGTAGAACTGCAATAGTTAAATCTCAATTGTTAGAAAAACGAGGGAAAGTAAAATGATAGATAAATCAGAGGTAAGAGTAGTACTCTCAGCATTCATAGCAATCATGCTGGGATTAGTCATGATAATACTAGCTGGATTGAGTATGCGATCTACTGAAAACAAACTAGCATCATGTCAACAAGATAACGTAGTACTCCAAGCATTTATGGATGGAGAATTCGATGACGCTTTACCAACACAACAGGAGATAGATTCATGGAAATATTAATGATTATAGTTATGGCTTTAGGTGTAGGCATTGTTATTGGAGATGATCCATTAATAAATGATATCTACACTCCACCAGTTACTCAGCACATTCAAGTTAGATGTAAAGCTGAAGAACCTCAACCAACGTTAGTATTTAAATACTGTGAAACTGAAGAGGAATGTAAGTAATGAAATGGAAAATACCTGAAGATTTGTCTGATACTATTGAGGAGAATATTTTAATTATCTCTCTATCGTTAGGAGTATTACTGGTACTTGCTGTTGCATTATTCATTCCTGTTCCTGTTACTACTGAACCTAAATGTATTGCTTATGAGGAAGTACCGTGACTACCGATAATAAGTTAGCAAAGAAAGAATATGTATTACTTAAGTCAGGTAAGTACTTCAAGATTACTAACGGCACATTTACCAAACCAACTGAAGAATATCTTGTAGTTAGTAAAGATACTCCTCTACCTGTAATACAAAATTTTTGGACATTCCCTCAATATCAGCAATTCATAACAAATGGATTAAGAAAGGAGATATCAGATGAAAGTGGTAGCTAAATTGGAATTAGAAGATACAGATATGAATACAATTAATCGTAACATAACTTCTACAGTAGAAGCTTATGCAGCTAAAAATGCTGCTGCATATGAAGAAACTCGTCAACAGTTAAAACATGAAATAAATAGTTTAATACATCAAGCATATCGATTGGGTCTAGAACAAAACTCGGGAGAGTAGAAATGTTAAAACGGCTAGAGCAAGTTTGTATTGAAAATACATATTCTAAAGATCAGATTAAACATGTGATCATAATGAATATGGAAAAGTATCCACTGTTTAAGGAAGCTGTAGATAAAGGAGTACACTTTATTAGTCACTACATTAATATCCGTAACACCTATCACAATAGTAAAACCATAAGAGTTACTGATCTTCTATATAAATACATCGATAAATTAGATGAGTTAGTAGCAGATATATTCATATCAATTATGGAGTCCGGTAACACTCAAACTATTCAAAGTGTGGTTGGCAAGTTAGCTAAGAAGATAAAATATGAAGATCCATTTGATGGTATCAAGACTATGGCTGAATTAATTGCTGTACTTGAACCATGTAGTATCTATGAGATCATTCCTTCAAAGGATAGTCCTACTGGCGGTATCTTAGTTAAGAGCAATTATCAGTTTGATAATGATGTTAAACAGTTCATTCAGAATACTTGCTACTTACCTCCATTGATTTGTGAACCATTAGAAATACATAGGAATACTGATTCTGCTTATCTTGCTAAAGAAAGAGATCACCTGTTGTTAGGTAAGCAAACCAAACATAATAAATGCTTGAGTACTGATGTAATCAATAAGTTAAATGCTGTTCCTCTAACCATCGATGAATACGTTATTAATAACTTTGTTGAGAAATCTAAGAAGCCGCTCGATTCCATTGAAAAGAAGAATAACTTCAATCGTATGGTATTGGGCACTAAACATATAGTTAGCTTGTTATTAAATAATGATAATGAGTTTTGGTTTAGTTGGAAATATGACTTCAGAGGCAGAATGTACTCACAAGGTTATCAAGTAAATATTCAAGGTAATAGCTATAAGAAAGCAATGCTCAACTTAGCTGTACAAGAACGCATTAAGGAAACGTTATGAGTGATACACCAAAAGAGTTCACTATTAAATGGTTAATCCAAGTGACAGCAGATACTCCAGAAGAAGCAGCCGAGAAAGCTCATGAATATATGTTAGATCCAGATGAAGCTAACTGTATGAACGTACATTCATTTAAAGATGATAAGTTCATTAAGAGTTTTGATATGAATCACGCTGAGGAATAATCATGATACAACTTACGGGTCTAGAATATTTAGAAATTGATATTGCTAATAACTATGGTAATGGATTAGATAAGAAAACTTGGTCAGAAAGATTGGCTTGGGTTAGATCAGGTACTATTAAAACCGATCAAGCAGATGCTGATGAACCCGAGTTATTAGCTAAAGCAATGAACGCTTATCAAGATGCTAAAGAGAATCGTCCTTCTGGCCATCTTATGGGGTTAGATGCTACTGCTTCTGGTATCCAGTTGTTGGCGTGTTTGTCCGGGTGTCACAAGACAGCTGCTAAAGTAAATCTAATCAATACCGGTAAGCGTGAAGACGTATATGAATCGACTGCTGAACACATGAGTAACTTATGTGGCCATGAGATTAGTAGGAAGATGATCAAGCACCCGATTATGACTTACTTTTATAACTCTAAGGCTGAACCAAAGGCTGTATTCGGTGAAGATACCCCTGAGTTAGATGCATTCTATCAGACGCTCAAGGATGACTTACCAGGGGCTTGTGAAGCCATGGAAGACATTCAGTCATGTTGGAATCCAAATGCTCCATATCATGAATGGTACATGCCTGACGGCCATTATGTACGTTGTGATGTGATGGTACCGGTGAAGAAGAAGATAGAGGTAGCTGAGCTCGATAAGGCTACATTTACCTATCAGATGGACGTCATTGGTACCAGTAAGTATGGTGTCTCTCTGCCGGCCAATGTGACCCACTCAGTGGACGCATATGTGTGTAGGGAAATGGTTCGAAGATGTAGATTTAACCTGCTGACGATCCATGACAACTTCCTAGCACACCCCAATAACATGCAAGCTGTTAGACAGACCTATTTAGATATCTTAATTGAGATAGCTGAGTCTGATTTACTGCAATCAATACTTCGTCAAATCACTGGTAATACTTCTCTAACTGTTCAAAAGTTATCCAATGATCTTGGAAAAGCTATGAAAGATGCCGAATATGCACTCAGTTAATAGGGTGCCTTCGGCNCCTGCCAATNATAGTTATGATAGAAGTTCTAAAATTGCTCTACTGAAAGTGTAAGAGTACCCAAAACCCTTAATACTACTCAATGGCACTTAAAGTCTAAGGACAGTTTTAGGGCTTCTATTGATAACTCTATACAAAACTCATGCCAATACTGGATTAATCAACATGGAGGATTTAGCCCAATGAACTAATTAACCGATCGTACAATTTACAACAGTGACGTACACAATAAATACCCTATATACGCCAAACCTAACACACGCATGTAGTATATAGGGTATTTACTTATTTAAATAAATATCGATTGCAGTACTGCACCAATTCAAAAGCAGTATCGCATTCAATATTTATTTAATTAGGAGAATGAAATGTTAAAACATAAACTATTTTTAGAAAGCCGGTCCAGTGGAAATTTACGAGTTGTGGAAGTTCTTGGCGAAAACCCAAGTATGGTGGGCGGCATCTACATTCGTTATGAGCATGGCGGGACAGACACAACAACAGACAAATTTTTGTTTGATATCCCAAGCGGCCTTAGCACCATGCCATTAGAACTAACAGCAGAAAACGGCGCAAAAGGTTTGATGATTGGTGAGTTTTTTGAGGTTTCTGAACTCGAATGTTCAGCTTGCGATCAAGATGATGAAGATTGCGAAGTATGTAGCGGTAATGGGAGCTACACGTACAGGGTGCCCGTTGGCTGGGACACCATAAAAGAGATTTACGCCAAGGCCGTCGAGCACTTTGGCAACTAAGACGCGATTTTGTCGTTTTTACTATTTACTTCATAACAGGAGTCAGTAATGAATATTTTTAAAAGAGTATGTCTGGCTATAAAGTATGGCTCAGAATTAGGAGAAATTATTTTAGATAAAATCAAAGAAAAGAAACGTGCTGAAATACTTAATGATAGAGAAAAAGTAAACCTATGCAGTAAGCATCAACCAAAGATACCTGGAGCAATGCACGATCCAACTAATTGTGATTATTGTAAAATAACATCAAGGTACATAAAAAAATGTACTGAACTTGCAGACATGCAAAGACATTTGAGTAAAGCCTCTCCTCTATAGGAATTGAAATGATCTTATCCATACTTTTAATGATTCACCGGGAGAGCAGCACTCCCATATATAGCAGTATAACCAGGGCATGGTTCTGGGCCATGTATCCTATGCTGCACTAAAACAGAAATACTATAGAGATATAATCAGTTGATAAGCCTCCTTAATTGGAGGCTTATTTATTTTAGGGGAGAGTATATGGCTAAATGCACATACTGCGGTAAAGAAATAATTTTGATACCTAGTGCTAAAGAAAGAGCCGAGAAATTTGGAGGCAAGCCTAGTGATTACACTAAATTATTTACTAGCCATAGCAGCTGTCATATAAAACATAGAAATAATGAAACCATTAAACTCATTTCTAGGAGAAAAGAAGATGGGATACCGTAATTATCTAGGCAGCATACCTAAATATGAAAAAAGTATTTATACAAAGTTTACATCCGAAGAAGAAATAACATGTAGCATTACCCTGTTACATCCAAATGATGATTACACACCTTATCAGCCACCTCAATTTGAACGAATATTTGAAATTGTGATTGATGGTGCTATACAGGAAAAAGTAATAAATAAGCTCGAAAACTTTTATCCTGTAAATATTGATGAACATGAATTTAAAATATTTACTAAAGAACAATTCAGTAAATTAATTCATGAAGAAATATGGCAACAACAAGCTTATATCACAAAAATCTCTAAAGATTTGGAGAGATGCATAGAACAAATCGTTAATTACGATAAATATACAACCGAATTAAATAAAGCAGCATTAGTTACTGCTAGAAACTATTTAAAACGTAAAACAAGTGAATGGGAAAATGGCGTCTATCTTAAAGAAACATCTGAATATGAGATAACAGGTGCTTGGACTAAAGAAGTTGGTTTAATGAATTACATGTATCTATATAAAATTTTTGATTGGGATAAGAATTATCTCGTTTTAACTGGATGGTAATTATAGATGGTTGCCTTCGGCACCCTTCTGTGGAGAGCATTACCATGACTGAAAAAGAATTCAAAATGAATTTATTAATCCTGGGATTAAAACTACATAAACCTGTAAAAAACATCAGTAGAATAGGTCCTATTGAAGATGTAGCTATCCATATAAGGAAAAATCGAGGTATTGATGGAAAAATTAGGGTATATCTTATAGGAGGTAGATGGGATGGTGGATATGTATTCTTTGATACTCATTCCTATAAAGAAATTTTAGATCAAATAGAAAATAAACTTAAACAACTTAAACAATAAACCAAAAGGAAATATTTTAATGAAAGCAACAATGAAAACCACTATTACTACTTCACAAGCTCCTGAGCTATTGAAGGATGTACTTAGAGCTGGCTTAGTGCCAATGATGCACTCAAGTCCGGGTATCGGTAAATCATCTATAGCTAAAGATTTAGCTAAAGCACATAATTTAAAAGTAATTGATTTACGATTAAGTCAATGTGACCCGACTGATCTATCTGGATTTCCTTCTATTGATAGAGAAAATAATATCGCTAGTTATGTGCCTATGGATACATTCCCTACTGAAAATACCCCATTCCCTAAAAAGGATGATGGTACTTCTTATAGCGGATGGCTCCTACTATTAGATGAAATTAATTCAGCTCCTCTAATGGTTCAAGCCAGTGCATATAAATTAGTATTGGATCGACAAGTAGGACAATTCGATTTGCACAAAGATGTAGCTATGATGGCAGCAGGTAACTTGATTACTGATAAAGCCATTGTAAATAAACTATCGACAGCTATGGCTTCACGTATGGTTCACTTTGAATTAGAAGTAAGCCATAAAGAGTGGTTAATTTGGGCAGCAGATAATGACATCGATACTCGACTTACTTCGTATATCGCTTATAAGCCTGATTCACTTCACAGCTTTAATTCGAATATGGATGACAAAACATTCTCATGCCCACGTACGCTTGAGTTTGCTTCTCGTATCATTAAAGACTGGCCTACCATTCCAAACAGTAAACGTCCTGTTTTGGTTGGTACCCTTGGTACCGGTGTTGCAAATGAGTTTATGACGTTCTGTAAGATCTTCGATAAGTTACCTAAGATTGAAGATATTCTGAATGATCCTAAAGGCTTTAAATATGATGAGAATGAGCCCTCAGTAAACTTTGCATTATCTGGAATCATTGCAGCTAATGTAAATGATAAAACTCTAGGTTCATTGATGGATGTATTGAATCGTATGCCTAAAGAATTCCAGGTATTAACGATGCAAGACATGATGCGCCGTAGAATTGAATTACGTGAACGCAGTGAAATTCAAAAGTGGGGTAACAGAAAACACTGAAGAACTTTGTTAATAAAGGAAAGGGAGTACTTTAATGGTACTCCCTTATTTTTATGAAATGAAAAAATATTTATAGCTAATTTAACTATATTAGGATCTATTAAAGATATTAAGTCTAGTGACGTAGTCCATACTTGGTATGATCTAAGTTTACCTGAACGTGGTTTAAACATAGAAGTACATATATCAGAAAACAAAGTAAGACGTAGTCGTTTTTAATAATAATATAACAGGAGGTTCCATAAATAGGGGAAAAGATAATAGGCGTAATATCTCATTTCAAAGTGCTATAGAGCACATCGATAAGGTGATTAAATCTTATGACCTATGAAGAATTTATTACTAATATACTGATATTAGGATTTAAACCGGCAGCTGATTTAACAACTAAATGGTACGATAAAACAGTAAATTCACAAATATCTATAAGTGTATGCTCAGATGAAAAACCACAACATATTTATAATCTGTATTCATATGAGTTAGATTCAGGAATTCTTTTGCATGATATAAATACTATCTCATATGAGAAAGGTCTGAAATATATTGATAGATAGATTAAAGAATATGACCAAGAAAGAGTTCATAAGTAATCTTATCATTTTAGGATTTAATGAATTTAAACTAGATCACTCTCAAAGTGATTCAGTTAACCCTATTTATGAAACAGATCTAAGTAAAGAGCATGCCATTGATGTAATCTTTTTTGGTAAATTAATACGTGTAGATTATTACGATATTCTGGGCTCAAATAACAAAAAATACATACATAAAGAATACAAACAAATCCTACGTGACATAGATAGTTTTATGGATAAACATGACCCGAAAAGAATTCATAGTTAATTTGACCCTAATCCATAAATTAAAACAGCATTATGGTAATAACTATAAACGAGATTTTAAATCTGTAAAAATAACTGTAGCTATATGGAAAGATTTCGATAGCGTAGATATAGATGTTTATCCCCATAAAAGCGGATTCTATCACCGCGATTCAATTCGCTATCCTACTAATACCTACGAAGAAGCCTTAAAAATACTTGATACGTTGACCCAACAAAATGAATAAAAAAGCGTTTATATCTAACCTAATGATAATGGGATTTAAGCAACGTACTTCAACTAAATATGATTTAGATTTTCCTAGATATTCTATTGAAGTAACTGTATTCAGACAAACTCCTTTAATTAATGTAGTTAAATATGTTCCAGGATTTTACGAAGAATATGATGGATACACTAGCTTACCTTATATGGCTGGACTAAGAATAATCGATAAGCTTATTAAAGATGAATAAAGAGCAGTTCATATCCAATTTAATGATCCTTGGCTTTAAATTAAATAAAGCCTATTCAGATAGGACTTGGTATGACTTAGATACATCGCACTATAGCATCTATGTACGAGTTTTAACTGAAGGCATTGATATACGTATAAGGGAAAATGGCTATATCAGAGTAATTCGTAACGAAATGCCTACTTTCCAGAAAGCTGTCAATAAAATAGATGAAATCATAAAGGCATACAATGACGCGTAAAGAATTTATAAGTAATTTAGTATTATTAAAATTTACTAAAGCTCTTTCACATTATAAAAATGGTCAAAGGTATATACGTAATGAACTGCATGAATCCATCATAATAACTATAGATATATATAGGAACGGTACTGCAGATGTAACTGTACAACCTATATCTGTAAAAAATACGCCTACAAGTAGATGCATGATTTTTCATGAAGATGCTCTTGAATGGATAGATGAGTTAATTAAACATGAACAGAAAACAATTTAAAGCCAATCTAATTATCCTAGGCTTCCGTATAAAAGAGACTGGCCCTAAGGAATATTTACAGTATTTATATCAGGATAATGCAACATTACTGTATGAACTAAATCATTCCAACTTAGATGTCAGTTCTTATACGGTATTTGTAAATGAAGGATACTCTCTTCAGATTCGTTTTTTACCTGATGGTTCTATGACTTTAGTCGTAAGATCTACAGGTAAAATATTAACAAAAACTCATTCTTATTCCCACATGCTAGAACACTTAACAGGTTATATTAAATATGACGTTCAATGAATTTAAAGCCAATCTATTTCTATTAAATATACTTCCAGTAAATAAAGAAGATGCAGATATACCCCATCTTGCTGAATATACAGAATGGCGTGATAACAGCGGTAGATCTGATTTAACCTTTCGAACTTATGTAAGTGAGTATGGTGGATACTGTTTAGGCGGAACTATTGGAGGAAAATGGTTTGACTCTTATAAAGGCATTATGGAAGAAATTAACAAACTTACTCAAGAGAAAAGAACTACGCTTTAAAAGAATTAAGTTTGAGTTATTTATTTTAGGTTTAGAGGTAGAAGAGGAATCTACACGTCAGCACACTTATAAGTATACGAAAAAAGTAGATGGGTTTAGCTATATTATTATTGTCAGCATGTTTAATTATTCTTTTTGGCCATTTACGGAAATTATACTTCATTCAACCACAATTGATAAAATAAGTAGTAGAAATTTTACTACCTATAAAGCAACTTCTACTAAAAAAGTAATGGAACATTTCCATTACTTATTAAATGAGATTCCCGATGCCAAAGAAGATGACTTATGAAGCAACTACGTACAAATGTCCTAACTACGATGAAGTACTTAAAAGAGTGGATAGATATATTGNGGGGAGACAGCATGACCTTACAACGAATTCAAAACTAATATGTTATTAATGGATTTCAAATTAGTAGAAGATGCGACAGACGGTAATCTGGTAGATAAATTTAAATATTTTGTCTGGCGTAAACAAAACTTTGAATTCAATTTAGAATTCCATATTACTGATAAGAGTATGCCTGGAATTACATACAACATTAGTTGCTTAATGAGTGATGATCCTAATGGGCCTTCAGTTATGGTGTACCCCAGAGAAAAGTTTGGAATTTTAGGTACTTCTTTTAAAGGCATATTGAGATTTATAGACGATGAACTTCAAAACATTCAAAACCAATTTACTGATACTAGGATATAAATATTTAGGTGAACAATCATTTAAAGCCTATGACAAAACTAATGTTTTAGAATTATTTTGGTCTAGGGGATCAACCAATTTAATTATCAAACACACAGTATACTTAGATAATATTACGCCCCCTAAAAGAAAAGTAACTGTTCAGTATCCTGATACGTGGAGTACAGATATAGTCGCAGATAATCCTAATGAATTCCCTTCTTATGAAAAAATATTAGATGCTGTTGCTAAAGAGTTAACTAAAAATGGATAGAGATACTTTTATAGCTAATATAATTATTCTTGGTGCTAAGAATGCTACCTGCGAATATAGCCATAATCAGGCTATAAGGCTTAATCATATATGTAATATGTCCTATGTAATACCTGTACCTAATGGAAAAGATATTTATGTTGAAATCGTTGAAGAAGATCCTTTCGATAAAAAGCCAGTAAGAATAGGGATATATAGTGAATCATACTCAAGTTTAACTCATAAAATATGGGTAAATTATGCTGAATCTATGGAAGCTATAGATAAATATTTAAAAGAGTTGTCATGAACAAAGATAAATTTTTACTTAACATAACTATCCTCAGTGCAACTAAAGTATCTACAAATGATTCAGCAGTATTTGGTAGTGTGGAAAAATACATAATCAAACTTAAAACTAATAAGAAAATAATTATCTACGTAGAAACCGAAGATAAATTTCAGGATCAATGCCCTGTATCAGTATCTTTAGAAAATCCTGATATAGATACTCGAACGCGTATTAGAGCATACTCACATAACGTATGGACAACTTATAAAGATGCCATAGAGACTATCGATAATTTAATTAGGTTGAATCCATAATGAATAGAGAAGAATATATAACTAATTTATCGTTGATGGGTTTTACTTTAATGCCCCACAAACCTCATATTTATCGATACACTAATATCGACAATTCCCTTGTCATAAGGGCGTATGTATTTTCAGGACACTATAATCACAAAAAACAAAGTCAATTTATTATTTTTGATGATACTCGCGATATATGTGATGGAGTCATTATACCTTCTAACGGAACTAATACATACGAAAACACATTAAAACAACTATCTGAAATTTTACAAAAGGAAAAAGAATTATGTCAGAAGCACCCGTAGTACAAAGAGATTATACAAAAGCCAATAAAGCTTTAAGTAAAGCCAAAATTAATTTGATGCAGATGTCTAACACTGCCTTTTATATATCCATAGCATTCTCGCTTAAGTATGCATGGGATGATTCTATTCCTTCTGCCGGTACTAATGGTATCGATATGGTTATTAACCCGGACTGGTTTTTACAACTAAGTCCAGATGAAAGAGTTGGATTAATTTGTCATGAAGTAATGCACGTAGCTTTACAACATATGTGTCGAACTGGTATTAGAGATCCTGAGATTTTTAATGAAGCAGCAGATCATGTAATTAATAATCTCTTAAAAGATGCCAACATTACTATTCCTAGTGGTGGTGCTTGTGATCCCCAATACCGCGGTAAATCGACTGAAGAAGTCTATACCATTCTGCACCAGAATCCTCCACCTAACAGTCCACCTAGCAGTGGATTAGGTACAAGCCCTAATGATGGCAGTGGTTATGATAAAGACATCATGCCATTAAAAGGTGATCAAGAGCAGATACAGGAACAGGAAGCTAAAATAGCCCAGACAGTGGCCAAAGCTTCTATGGAATCCCAGATGCAAGGTGATGCTCCTGGTACCGTACCGGGTGATGCACAGCGTCTATTGGACAATCTATTTAATCCAAAACTTCCATGGAATGTATTATTGCAGAATTATATGACTGCATTTGCTAAGGATGACTATTCCTTCAGTAAGCCCAATAAACGCTTCATGCCGGACTTTTACTTACCGGGGTTACATAGTGAAGGGCTAGGTGAGATATGCGTAGCAATCGACACCAGTGGTTCCGTAAGCGATCATGACTTCAAGTGCTTCATGTCAGAAGTAACTGATATCAAACAATCTATGAGCCCGAGTCAATTAACCATCATCGATTTCGACACTAGTATCAAAAATGTATATAATTTGAGCAAGGACGAAGGATTAGATGATATTACATTCAGTGGATATGGTGGTACCAACTTAAAGCCAGTATTTGATTATTATAAAGATAAGTCTCCTGAAGTGCTCATTGTGTTCAGTGATCTATACTGTACTGCAATACAGAATGATCCAGGGTATCCAGTATTGTGGGTAGTCATTGATAATCCGGAAGCTGAAGTATTCTTCGGAGACAAGATCGATTATTCAACGAGGCAGTAATTTGAAACACATCGACATATATGAAATACAAACCAAACTAGAAAAAAATGCTAGCATTCGTAATTGTAACGGGTGCAAGCATTTGATAGTTATTGCTGAAACCGGTACTGGTGCATGTAATCCAGTAGATAAGCCTCCTCACGAATGTAAGTACCTAAACTCCTATCTAAATACTTCCCATAGAGTACTGCCTTCGGCAGCTAAAAGGGAATTTGTCATTATTTGGAATATCTATGCAATTAACTCAAGGCCAATTGGACGCTACAGATGCGTTCATTAAATTTATTATCAGTAAAGATATAAAAGAAATGGTTATCTCTGGATGGAGTGGTACCGGTAAATCTACTTTAGTTAACCACCTTATCGATGAAGCAGGTAAGTACAGTAAGGTACTTAAATTAATCTGCAAAAGATGGTGATTTTAAATGTAGAGCTCACAGCTACAACTAACCAAGCTGCATCTGAGCTATGCGATAAAACCGGTAAAGATACTACTACTATTCATTCTAAATTAGGCATTATTCCTTATTTTGATAGACGTACCGGTGAAGACAAGTTTACGTAAAATTAAAGGCAGATATAAGCCATTACATAACACCCTAATTATTATTGATGAAGCTTCAACTGTTGATGAAGTTTTATTGGACATGATCCGTAAGTCTACTCCAGACAGCAAAATTCTTTATGTAATGGATCACTATCAAACAGTACCTATCAAGGGCAATAAAGTACCTGCATATGAGCAATGTACTTACCGAGCCAAGTTAACTGAAGTATGTCGTCAAAAGCCTGTAACTATTAATGGTGTAGAACAAGCTCACCCTATTGAATTAGCAGGTGAAGCTTACCGTAATGTAATAGATGGCAAACCATTTCCTAAACTAAAAGATTTATTGGTTTATCCGTATATTCAACATTTATCAGGTCCCGATTTCCAACAGAAAATGGATGAGACTTTTAAAATCGCTAGACCTCATAAATACAGTAAAGTATTGGCTTGGCAGAACAGTAAGGTTATTCAGTATAATAACTATATCCGTAAGTTAAGAGGATTCACTGAAGTATATGCAATAGGCGAAAAACTTATTACTAACCAACCTATTAAAAATAATAGCGGGGATGTATTACTTCCAGGTAGTAGAGAAGTAGAAGTAATCACTAGAACCAGAGCTATACGTGAAAGCATTGATTGCTATTTACTTAGATTACGTATTCTAGGAACCAATAACTTTATTGACTGTATCGCTGCTGAAAATCATGCCGATATAATGAATGAAATTAAAGAAGCTAATAGGATGAAGCATTGGGCATACAAGTATAAGTTACAAAATACTTTTGCTGATTTACGTCCCTCGTATACATCAACAATCCATAAAGCTCAAGGCACTACTTGCGATAATGTTTTTATCAATTTGGCTGATGTAGCTGAGTGTCATAACAGAACAGACGTTGCACGTATGTTCTATGTAGGGTATACCCGAGCAGAAAACACAGTTTACCTATACGGCAAGTTACCGGCTAAATATGGAGGTTAATAGTATGTCAGAACACCGACGAGCATATTCATTTAAAAGTGAATGTTATTTAATTTTAAATAAATTATTTGGCGCTGAAACTATAAGAATAGAAGAAGACACTATTAATATCATTAATCAAAATGATGAACTATATAAATCCAGTATGAGAGGATTCTTGTATGAAGGTAAAGCTTATAGAGACTTCTCTTACCTAGGTAAAGATTGGACTGAGATACCTGAATTACATGAATCCCTTAAGGATCAATTTAAAATTGTCATAGATAATAAACGTATCCATGATAATAAAAATAGAGCTGTAGAAAGATACTTCACTGAAGCAGAGAATCTTATTCATTCTCCAGCAGGAGCTGTAGTTGTATTACCTGAGTGTATCCATAAATACTTAGAATCAGCAGATGGTAATTTATCTAAACGTCCTTCTTTTGAACAAGAAAAAATTAGAGCTACAGGTAATGTAAATATCTGGGATTTCAAAGAACTTCCTTCAACAAAGGAAGCGGAACAAATCATAAAGGAAATAATGACTAAGAAATTAATCTTAGGTGATGACTGATGTTTTATTATGTGATCTGCGTAAGCAAAGAATTCTATATCAACCATAAAATGTTAGCGGATGATCTCCCTAAATCCTTATCGGAAATAAAGCCTATATCTAGAAAAGACTTTATGGAATGGAGACTGTATGTTGGAACAAGCAATAAATATTTCTCATCTCCCATAAGAGACATATTAAACTACTTTAGGAATAAAGTGCCGTTAAAAGAGTACATTATTTTCGATGTATACGACGATAAAAACGTTGTTAAGTATGGGGCATTATTTTTGAATAAAGCATTTATAACCAAATATACTGAGAATTTTGTAAAATTACATGCATAAAGTGCATTTGGATATCCCCCTACAATTAATACACATAGACCTGACACACTTGGAATAACATGCAGCACATAATTTTTAATAAGAATCCTGATAATGAATATAAGGTAGCTATCTTAATAAAAGAAGCTGCACTTAAAAAACATGAGATACTTAAACACTATCTCGAACCATTAGGCTTAGATCATAAAGACTGCATTGCAGTCAGTTTATTTTATAACGATAAAGATAAATGTCCTGCTAAAGAAGCTAATGCTTACATAGAAAAACTTCTTAAAGCATTGCGATCACTTAACACTGATTACTTACTTGTATGTGATGGGGAATATTTCAAAAAATTATCTGGAGTATCTAAAGTAAAAAACCATCATGGTGAGATATATGATTGTAAGCATAAAGACTACAATCATATGCGTATGGTTTTAGCTGCCAATTATAAAGCTTTATTCTATAACCCAGATATTCAAGAAAAATTGGATTTATCTCTCAAGATATTTAAAGATCTTGCTAACGGTGTTGTTACTAAGTTAGGTGAGAATGTTATTCACTCTTTTAAGTATCCTAAATCTGTTACCGATATAAAAAATACTTTATTAGAGTTACTAAAATATGATGCTCTATCCTGTGACATAGAAACCAATAGCCTCAGATTCAATGAAGCTGGGATAGTAACTATTGGCTTTGCATGGGATCAACATAACGGTGTTGCTTTCTGCGTAGAAAGAGATAATACCGAAGCTGTAGCCAACAATATTAAAGGATTATTAAAACAATTCTTTGAAGCTTACGAAGGCAAGATTATTTGGCAGAATGCTAATTATGATACTAAAGTAATAGTTCATGAGTTATGGATGGATTCCTTACTTGATCAAGCAGGTATGATTGAAGGTATTCAAGTCATGACTAAAAATATTGAAGATACAAAAATCATTACATATCTAGCTACTAACAGTACTGCTAGAAATGAATTAGATCTTAAATCAACTAGCCACGAGTTCATGGGCAATTACGGAGTTTTTTAATGGGCGAACATTACCATAATAAAAAAGAAATTAAACACGAACATATTAATAGTGATGCTATTGATAAAGCTACAAAAGAATTTTTAGCTAAAGGTAATGCAGTAAAAGAAATAGATAATGATGTCTTTGGAGATGACAAAGATATTACTACTCCCGAGATGCGTAAAAAATTCATTGAAAGTCGCAAAAAGAAAAAGACATAACTATTATGGCTAGGACTAAGAAAAGACGTAAACAGTACAATCCGAATGATCGCATGGATAAGTTAATCCAAAAGGTATTAAAGCATTCTGCAGTAATCTACGTACTTAATGACAAACCATTCGCTAATCTTATCGATATGAATAACGGTAAGATAATTAATGTATCTCCAGAAATTGAGCGTGCTATTAAAGAACGTGAATATAAGTGGAGTGTTTTGTTAGTTGTCTTTTGTGTAGATCAGCATGGTGAACACTACATGCGCATGCAGATAGGGGATACCAATGTACATTGTAAACAGAGTGACCTTGATACAGCTGCATCCAAGCAACATGTGGAATTACTTCATACGTGCAACGAACATCATATGATTGGTATAGGATGGATGGCATCACCTTACTTCAGGGAATTTGATAAAAGCGAAGACGAATTTATAGAAAGTATATTCGATAAATTTGGTGCATGGATTCCTGCCGATAGTGTCCAGGAACTTAAAACCAGTAGACATATATAATGGCTAAAGAAGAAGAAGTTACTACAGCTGATATTCCTACAGATGAGCTCTTAGAATACAATCTTAAAGATTGTTTAAGTACTTGGTATGTTCATAACAAAAACAAACCTAAGCTCATTACAGACCATCAAGAAAAAATCTACAACCAGATAATGATCCCAAGCATTAAAGTTATACTCCAAATGGAGTTAACCGGTATGCCTTTAGATATGGATCAGGTACTTAAGACTGAAACTATTATGGAAGGCTATCGTAAGAAGTTTTCTCATACTGTATTCAATTCTCCTATTATAAAGAAATTTACTAAGGTTCTACGTAAACGTGAATCTGATGTAATGCATGCAAAATGGAAAAAGAAAACAGAACCTATCGAGTACTTCGATTATTTTGAATTCAACCCAGCAAGCAATCCTCAAGTAAGCCAACTGTTATATGATTTCCTTGGTTATAAAATTATCGATAGAACCAAGAAGAAACAGCCAGCAGTAGGCGGTAAGACTCTTAAGAAATTAATCCATGTAGCTAAATGCTCAGAAGATGCTGATTTACTTAAAGCTCTCATCGACTTAGGTGAAGTAAGTAAAATACTTGATACTTTCATTAAAGCATTCAAAGAGAACAGCATTCTCAAAGAAGATGGTGTCTACTATCTCCATGGAAACTTTAACTTGGGAGGTACTGTAAGTGGGCGGCTGTCTAGCAGCGGCCCAAACTTGCAGAACCTACCAAGTAACAGTACATACGCAAAACTAATTAAAAAATGTTTTAAAGCACCTTCAGGTAATACCCGAATTGACTTAATAAAATTAAGTTCTATAATTGACTCCATCCAATAAACTTTATAGTGGGGTCAATATGAAATATGGGCAAAGTATTATAGGGGATAGGTATGGCCGATTAACCGTACTTTCATTACATTCAAATATTAATTACAAGAAAAAATTCTTATGTGACTGTGACTGCGGTAAATCAACGATAGTTAGTATGTCGCATCTACGTACAGGTCACACAGTAAGCTGCGGTTGCCGGGGTAAAGAAACACTTGATCGTACTAAACATGGCGATACCGGCACAAAGCTTTATAAAATGTACCATGCCATGTTAGCTCGATGCCATGTTCCAACCGATGCAGGATATCCTAAGTACGGTGCTATAGGACGTAGTGTATGTGCAGCATGGAAAGATAGCTATGAAGCATTCAAAACTTGGGCAATAAAGACAGGATACACAGAAGGATTATCATTAGATCGTAAAGACAATAATGGGAATTACTGCCCCGAAAATTGTAGATGGGTAACTATGGACATACAAGCAATTAATAGAGGTATGCCTAGCAATAATACATCGGGATTTAAAGGCGTAAGCTTCAGAAAAAATAGTAATAGGTGGCAAGCTAGTATTACCTTAAAAGGTAAACGCAAACATCTTGGTACATTCGATACTGCTGAAGAAGGGTATCAAGCTAGAGTAGATTTTATGATAAAAAATGACATGCAAGAACACTTAAAGGCATTGCGATATGACCGACCTTAAACAGCTGGTAACTGAGTTACATTCGTTAGGTTCTTACCCATCCAACACAAAAACACGACCATTGCTCACTAATATTAAAGCGCACCCCGATTGCTCTGATGAATTGTATGAACAAATTAATGCTGCATGTGTTCAAGAAGCTGGGTGGATCATGGGTGGAGCTGATTTTAATTCTCTAGAAGACATGATTTCTGCATTAACTACCCGAGACAAAAATAAATTAAAAGTCTATACCGATGGATACTGTGGTCACTGTATCCGGGCATACTCCTACTTTGGAGATCAAATGCCTGATATTGATCCAAATTCAGTAGAAAGCATTAACTCGATAGCTGATAAATACCCATTACTTAGGCAAGACTCTAAGGTACCTACCTTTGCATTAACGTATCTTGGTACATGGCATACATTAGTTTCTAATCTTGGTTTAACTGAAGAGTTAGCCAAGAGAATTGAGAAAAACTATCACGAGTTATATAAAGAATCTGATGCCTGGACCGCAAAGAAATTAGAGATAGCCAGTAAGACAGGCTATGTAGAGGGTGCATTTGGTTTACGAGTACGTACACCTATGTTAGCTCAAACTATCCTAGGAAAGAAATCTACACCGTATGAAGCCCAAAAAGAAAGTAGAACCGCAGGTAATGCTTTAGGGCAATCATATGGAATGTTAAACAATCGAGCTGCTATTGAATTCCAAGATAGAGTTCTTAAATCTCCTTATGCACATGACATCAAACCAATAGGTATGATCCATGATGCTATCTATTTCATCTTCACTGATAAAATGGATGTAGTTAAATGGATTAATAAGAACTTGATCGGATGTATGCAATGGCAGGAACTTGATGAAATAAAACACGGCACGGTTAAATTAGGTGCAGGATTAGAGTTATTCCCTACTTGGGCAGACACTGTAAAAATCCCTAATGACGCCACTAATCAACAGATACTGGCAGCAGTACAAGAATATAAAGAAGGAAACAAATAATGGACCCTATCATAATAAATGTAACTTCAACCTTGATCATGATTTTCGTGACAGGGGCAGCCCTAGTAGGATTGATTAGAGCACTACGGGTATGTGAAGTATCTATAAACACCGTAAAAAACCAAGAAGTTAAGATCAAAGAACTGCTTGAGGAATTAAAAGAATCCAGGGAAAAAGCGAGCCATTTCGAAGGCGTTGCGGGCATAACTACTCAACAGTTTAAAGGCACCGTAGAAATGATGTTGGGTATGAACAAAGAGGCTGGAGCTGTGTTCGAAAAAGTCGATAACGCAATTATTGGTAAATTCAAAGACGACTGACATTAGAATAAGTCCTATAGCCCCTATACATTATTGTTAGGGGCTTTTTAGTTTAACCTCTGTATGGGACAGCACCTTGCTCTGGTTCAGCAACTTTAGGCGTCTCATCATGTACAGGATGCGGTTCCTCATAAACTTTAGAAAAAGCATTTCTACGTGCTTTTTGTAGAGGGATATAATTAGTTCTATTCTGTTCCAATTTATTTGGATCAGTAATTAGTGTTTTAATTTTCCAGAAGATATTTTGTTCTTCAGGAGTAAAATCTTCTTTGGTTACTATTACTTTTTCATCATAAGTAACTTTGAACCAACTATCATAAACATGGAATACTGCACCAGTTTTAGTATCCATAATATGCTCATCGCCACGTATAACATATCTTGGATCTTTTTGGTTTATGCCGTTATGAACGTGAGTCAATATGCTTGCAATATTTAACATCGGCTTTTCCTCAAATAAAAATAGGGGGAGTAATCCCCCTATAAAGATGCATTAGTCCTCAATGATTTCTATTGCATCATCGATAGGCTCTACACTAGATTGCCTATCACTTAGTTTCCCGAGTTACCACGGTTTCCATTACCAATCTGTATTTGCATACGAAGGTTGTTAACTTCATTTTCAGCAGCAGTAGCACGATCAGCATCAAGCTTAGCTAAGATAGCTGCTTGACCTGCTTTAAGCTCACAGCAACACTCAACTTGCTTGAGTTCCATAGAGTGTAACTGGCGATCTGTATCAGCTTTGTTAGCTGCCATTTGACGATCAGTGTCTGCTTGATTGGCATAAGCTAAACGTTCAGCAGAAGCGAACTGAGCTGTTACAGCAGCAAACTTAGTATCAATACCTTGTGACCAAATTCGATCAGAAAGGAATTGATTAGAGGTGTTAATGCTAGCTTGAATTGCTTGATCACCACTAGTAACTCGATCAGATAAAAACTGCTCAGAGCTAGAACGGTTAATTGCCTGGATTACGCCTAAGTCACGATTAGCTTCAACATTAGCATTGATAGCAGAACCATCACCAGCAAAATTACCTTGGTTGTTAATTCCATATCCGAAACCATTAAGACCACGATTTGTTAATACACTACCTGGATCGATATCCATAATTTTTCTCACTATATAGTTAATTAAAAGAATGTCCTTAAGGACAATAAAAAGTATAAATCTCCATCTAAAGATGTGCCGATTAGGCTAAACTGTGATTTTTAGAATTCTATTAGAGATTTTGCTTGATGAAATACAGTGATTCAGATAGTGAATTAGCCCTACAAATATACAATGCTAAGAAAAACAGGAACTTATCTTACAGCATGTTATCCATGGAATTTTCAGTAACACCGGGTACCGCATACGACCTGTATAACTTAGCTAAAGAAATAATCAATAAAGGCGATATGACTTGGTTAGATGGTTTGTCATCGAGAGCAAAAAACCAATTAACTAATGCAGGGTACCGAGATAAGAGATCTCTGTTGTACGATATACGTACAGGAGCACTTATACTTGAAGACCTCCCGCATATCGGTAAAAAAGTAGCCCAAGAAATTAGGAGATGGTGTGAACCATGAATCATTATTTAGAAGGATATGCACGGAGTTGGCTCATAGAAAAAATCGGCTATTTAACTGAAGAACAAAAACTCGTTTTTAATAAGATGTATTCTCCTGAAAACAGCGAAAGAAGTATTATCGATACCATTAAAAATATGTCTTCAGATAAGCTAGATTGGGCAATGACTCAAATAGAAAATACTTTAAGGAAACGTGCAAATGAACAGAGTACAGAAAAAGATAGTTAGTCAAGCAATAGATTATCCAGAAAAATTGACTGATTGGGAATATGACTTCATTAATAATCTCGCCGATAAAGAAGAAGATTACGTATTATCTGATAAACAAAATTCAATTATTAATCGTATTGGATCAAAACTCTAATACTAGGAAAAGAAAATGAAAATAAATATGCGCAATTCCAATCGAGTTACTATCGATGGTAAAGATTTCGTTGGTAGAAATGTAACCATTACAAATGGCACTGTTACCGTTGATGGTAAGCGGCAACCCGGCGAGTTGATTGATGAGGTTAATATTACCGTTCATGGTGATGTTGATTCTATTGAGAACTCCGCAGGTACTGTGACTGCTCAGAAGACTGGAACTGTAAAAACACAGTCTGGCGATGTACGTTGTGGTGATGTTAGCGGTTCTGTAAGCACAATGAGTGGCGACGTTACTTGTGGTTCTATCAGTGGTAGCACTAGCACTATGAGCGGTGATATTCGTCACCGATAAATCGTAGATTTGTTGTTTATTAAAGTTAATTTTCAGGTAGTAATGCTACCTGAAAATTAATTTAACTATAGGAAATAAAATGAAAACTTATATAGGTACAAAAGTATTATCAGCACGTCCCATGACTCGTGGCGAATATAACTCTTATCGAGAGTGGATTATTCCAGCTAATGAAGATCCAAATGAAGAAGGCTACATAGTCGAGTACCGTAATGGAGGTAAACCAAATCATCCAGGGCATGTAGGATACATTTCATGGTCACCTAAAGATGTATTTGAACATAGCTACCAACTATCCGGTGAACTAGATTTTGGTATGGCTATTGAAGCATCTAAAGCAGGCCACAAAGTTGCTCGCAAAGGTTGGAACGGTAAAGGCATGTGGGTTATTTATAATCCAGGAAGTAAAGGCGAAACTCACGCAATGTTCGAAGGTAGTGTGTATAAAATACATGGCGTTGATGAATGTGAAATACTGCCTCACTTTGATATGTACACCGTTAATGCTGAAGGACGTAGAGCTATGTTACCTGGTTGGCTAGCAAGTCAATCTGATATGGACGCACGAGATTGGATGATTGTAGAATAGAATTTCTCCAATGAGGTGTAGGACAGCTCCTCAGTTGACAAAATGTGTTCCTGGATTTCTGCAAGGCTATCCACCCCACAATTTTTAAAGGAGATTAGCAATGACTGTAATAACTCAGTTAACTAATTCAGAGAATGAAGAAATATTTATCGAACAGCTACCAGCTCCCGGCCCATTCAAAGACCAATACCTATTAATTATCAAAGATGATTTACCGCCTAAAGGTGCAGGTACGCGTGCTTTACATTTACTTGATAAAGCTACCCGTGATTGGTTACTAGAAGAATTACCTAAATTGGATATCTAATTATGAATAGACCGGATTTTATTACTGATGAAATGCTATCTCATTTGAATTACATCGAAGCCATGAAACAAGACGTAACGTTGTCTGGTCCAAACATATCTAGAAAATTTAATTTATCTCAACCAAAAACAGATTCTCTAATTACCTATTGGCGGTTAGACAAATCCAATAGGAATAAAAATGGATAATTTGCTTAAAAAAACAAGCAGCCCAATTATTAAAACATTCTTGAAAAAGGATGGAAAAGACTTGTACATATTTCCGATTTACTCAGTAAGTTTGGGCTACATGTACTTCAGAGGCCGTAGAGCATGCCTGACAGAAGATACATATTTTGAAATACATATAGATGGCGCCATCTTAGGTGGCGGTGATATGAATTCAACTTGGGCATTGGAAGGATAGTATGCCAGAAGATACTGAACCAAAAGATAAATACGCATATGAGCCTGACTACGGCACTCCGTGTCGTACTTGTGAATGTGTTCCTACAGTAACTGTAATCAATAAAACTACGCATCAAATGTCTCAACACACTGAGCTTTGTGGCCCATGTAATTGGACTGACCATGATGCCAATGACCCCTCAACATGGAATGAAGAATAATGGCTAGTTTACGTTTAACTAAAGAATTACGATCAGGTGCATTAACCGCAGCAATGCACGATCTATTCAACAAAAAAGTAAAAACTCTGCAACTTAAGGCACAAGACTTTACTCTGCAGATGTATAAGAAGAAATTTAAAAAAGATTTAAAAGAAGTGAATGCTATCAAAACTGAAGATACTTGGGTTAATAATATTAATTCTGAGATCTCTATGATCATAGTAAAAGAAAAAATCCAAGAGAACGGGTCAGCACTGAAAAGTACAGAATATCTTCACTTATTTACTAAGGATACTTCCAGTTGGAATTCTCCTCAAGGGACTGCACTAAACAATTTAAAAGGAAATAGAGCGTTCTGTTTTAAAAAACCTATGCCTTGGCCTACCAATGTAGGTACAACAATAGAACTAACCGCCAAATGTGATATTAATAAAATATTGAGTTTACAGAAAGAAGGGTTAGCTATTGTAAAAGAATACGAAGCGTTGAAAAATGAACTATCAGCATTCCTAAACTCATGTAAAACTTTGAATCATATTGCCGCTAACTGGCCAGAAGGTTTAAAGTACTTCCCCGAAGCTCCTCCCAAAAAATTACCTATCCCTTTGATAGATAACGTCCGTGAAGCTATGCAACCTACGAGTAAATCCAAATGAGTAAATTAACTAATGTATCGAATCTATCTTTACCTTTAGCAGTCTGGTTAAGCGAGGATTTATATGATCACGATCCAGGTACTATCAGTGCTACTAAGTTAATTAAATCTACTAAACAAATAATTATGTCTGGTAGGATTCCTAAAGCAGATCGTACAATTGATATCAGTACATTAATTAAATCTCGTATAGGTACTGATATACACACCGGTATCGAACAAGCTTGGCTTAATAACTATCAACAATCTCTTAAAGATCTTGGTTATCCTCAAAAGGTAATCGATAGAGTTCAAATCAACCCTAAAAGAGAAGATCTTACTGAAGGCAGTATTCCAGTTTACATGGAAATACGTACTAAGAAAGAAGTAGGTAATTATACTGTTGGCGGTAAATTTGATTTTGTAGCTGAAGGTAGATTACGTGATTTTAAATCTACGAGTACTTTTGCTTATGTAAATAGAACCAATGATGCAAAGTACATTTTACAAGGTAGCATTTATAGATGGCTTAATCCTGACATTATTACTAAAGATAATATGGCTATCGATTTTATCTTTACTGATTGGAGCCAAGCTAAAGCCAAGCAAAGAAAAAGGTTATCCACCAACTCAAGTATTGGCACATCCTCTACCACTTAAATCCATTGCAGAAACTGAAGCTTATGTTAGAAAATAAGTTGAATGAGTTAGAGAAATATACAAGACTCCCCTGAAGCTGATATTCCTCCATGTAACGATGGCGATTTATGGAGAGGGGATGATACCTATAAGTATTATAAAAACCCTCAGAAGATGTCACGCAGTACTAAGAANTNCCCCAGCATGCAGGAAGCTATGAAACGTAAAGCTGACGATGGTGATGTAGGTATAATCGTTAAAGTAGGCGGTGAAGTTAAAGCCTGCAATTACTGTGATGCATTTACCATATGCGAGCAAGCTAAAAAATACGTACTCAGTGGTGAAATCAAAAAATGAGTGTAATTAATGCCCTTATTGCTGCTGTCAAGGCTTCCTTGATGGTAGTACTACCTAGATTGGTCGAGTATCTTATTGAAACTATTGAGGAAAATAAAATACGAAAATTAACTGCTAATACACTGGAAGGTACTACAATTAGTAGACCTAGAAAAAAGCCTGATACCACTCGATTAACTCAATCTAACTACGATTTTATCATTCACGCTCACAAAGATTTTGTGAGAACTAATAAGATGCTGCTTAATCATGAGAAGCAGACTCTAGATACATTAGTTAGTTTTATTAACAGTGAATTGGATATGAATAAATCAAAGTCTGCGTTAGCTCGGGTATGGAATGGGCATGTCGATAGGGACTCGTTACCTAAATAAGTATTTAACCAAGAGATTAATATGAAAGATCTATCTCAAGTTAGTTATAACGCTACCTCAGAAAAACTCGTTAAGATTTTATGTCAGAAAACCCAAAGTACTAATCCATTATTTTTTAGAATCCTAGTTGCTTACTATTTCAGTAAAGTAGCCTCTATGATGCGAACAAATATTGGTACCCATGATCGAGGGGTCATACCTATAAACATGTACGCTATTAATTTAGCTGTATCTGGTGCAGGTAAAGGTCACTCAACAAATGTTGTAGAAGATCATGTAATCCATCAATTTAAACAGAAATTTCTAGAAGAAACTTTTGAGAGTGTAAGCCATACTCACTTAGCTCAACTAGCATTGAAACGTGCTGTTAAAAAACCTAACGGTGATGAGGCTAAAGAACTCAAAAAGATTGAAAAAGAATTTCTGGAAGCAGGTACATTAGCTTTCTCATTCGACAGTGGTACTACTGCTGCTGTTAAACAAATGAGACATAAGCTATTACTTGCTGATGCAGGATCGATGAATCTAGAGATAGATGAGATTGGTTCAAATCTATTGGGCAATGCTGAATTGCTTAATGCATATTTAGAATTATTTGATGTAGGTAAGATTAAACAAAAGCTTACTAAAAATACGAGTGAAAATATTCGTAATGAGGAGATAGATGGTAGGACTCCAACCAACATGATGTTGTACGGAACTCCTGCTAAGCTCCTGAATGGCGGTAAAGTAGAAGATGAGTTACATACTTTCCTAGAGACAGGCTTCGCTAGACGCTGTTTCTTTGGCTACAGTGGGGATTCCAGTAAGAACTCTACACTGACTGCTGAAGAAGTATATGACATGCTTACAGATACTTCTACGGAATCATTCATTAGTTATCTATCCGGGCAACTGGAAGGGTTAGCTGATGAGAGTCGTTTCAATAAAACCATTGCTATTAGTAAAGAAGTTAGTATCGAGATAATCCAATACAGGTTAGATTGTGAAAAGCTAGCTAGCACTTTCCCAGCTCACCAAGAAATCAAAAAAGCTGAACTATCTCATAGATATTTCAAAGCTTTAAAATTAGCTGGTACTTACGCTTTCATCGAAGATAGTTCTGAACTTACTTCAGATCATTTCTGGAGTGCAGTAAAGCTAGCTGAAGATTCTGGTGATGCATTCAGTCAGTTATTAAACAGAGAACGTAATTACGTTAAGCTGGCTAAATATATTGCAAGCTCTGAGCAAGAACTTACTCATGTAGACTTAGTTGAAGACCTGCCTTTCTATAAAGGTTCAATGGCTCAGAAACAAGACCTCATGAGCTTGGCAATAGCATACGGATATAAGCACCGTATTGTTATTAAAAGAGCTTTCAATGACGGTATAGAATTTATCTCGGGTGATGCACTTAAGGAAATTGATTTAAATAAATTGGCTTTATCTCATAGTGATCATTTTTCTGAGAGATACTTTCCAGAAACTAAAGTACCATTCGATAAGCTACATACGCTTATGGAGAAACCCGGTAGACACTGGGCTAGTCACCACTTTGTAGGAAGACATCGTAATGAAGATAATTCAATACCTGGATTCTCTTTAATTGTATTAGATGTTGATGATGGAAGTAGTGTTGATACAGTCAAACTGCTTCTGAATGACTATAAGTATTTAATCCATACAACTAAAAGCCATACTCCTGATAAGCATCGATTCCGTATTATATTGCCTATGCAATTCGTATTGAATTTAGAAGCTGATGAATATAAAGAGTTCATGGAAAATGTATATGAATGGATTCCATTTGAAGTAGATACTGCGACTAATCAACGTAGTAGGAAATGGGAAACAAATGCTAACTGTCAATATTTCTACAATGAAGGTAAACTCATTGATCCATTAAACTTCATCCCTAAAACCTCTAAGAATGATGAACATAAAAAGATTATTAACGATCAACAGTCTCTATCTAATTTAGAACGTTGGTTCGTAAATAACACTGCTTCAGGTAATCGAAGTAATCAGTTAATTAAGTTCGCATTATTGTTAGTAGATGCAGATATGACTTTCACGGAAGTATCTGAAAGGGTACAAGCATTAAATGAGAAGTTACCAAATAAGCTTTCTGATAAAGAGCTAAAATCTACAATCCTCGATACAGCACATAAACGAATCCAATCTAAAGAATAGCCAGCCTTGCGGCTGGTACTGGGCTTGTTTAACTCATAGGAAAAACCATGAATAACAATTTAGTATTGATATCTGGCAAATCTGCTACAGGTAAAAGTACCTGTCTCCGTAATTTGCCTAATCCTGAAGGTGTAGCGTATTTGAATTGTGAAAACAATAAAGCGTTACCCTATCCATCCAAATTTCAACAAGTAAATATTACAGATCCTGTAAAGATCTTTAATGCATTTGCACAGGCAGAAGCTGCACCATCAATTCATACAATCGTAATAGATAGTCTGACTTATTTGATGGACATGTATGAGTCTAATTATGTAAATACTGCTACCAATACCATGAAAGCGTTAACTATCCATTAAGCGCAGCCGGACAGAAATGACGGTTAAAAATACCAATTGAATTCAGGGAAACCCCTAACATGTAATGATGAGGGCAATCCTGAGCGAAGCTTGACAGTACCCATGCTAAGTAATACAATTTTGTATTATCTAACAAGGGGAAAGTAAAATGAGTAAAAAGAGATACGGTAACGAGCTACATCCTTTATATAGTAGATGGTTGAGTATGACCCAACGATGTACTAACCCAAATCATAGACAATATTGTGATTACGGGGCTAGAGGAATAACTATTTGTGATGAGTTTAGGGACTTTAAACAATACGTTTCAATCGTAGAATCTTTACCAAATTATTCGCCAGAGCACACGCTCGATAGGCGTAATAACAATGAAGGATATTGTCCATCAAATTTAAGGTGGACATGTTCAAGTACCCAGATAGCAAATCAACGTCCCAATTCCAGAGGATTCAATAAATTCACTGGGGTAAATTGGAGTACGCACCATACTAGATGGGTAGCTAGAATTCATTTCAAAGGTAAGACTCTTTTTACTAAAGTCTGTAAAACAGAAGAAGAAGCTCTGAATGCTAGAAACAATTTTATTGTTGAAAACAATCTTCCTCATCCAATACAGGTTTACTGTCAAGAACGTGCAACGACTATCCCGCAAGGGAGTACACTCAAGTGAGTGGAAGCAGTTGGCACCTTAATAGTTTTAACTAAAGGTGATGATATAGTCTAGCCTCATATGAAAGTATGAGATGCAGGTAAAGCTGCTGGCAATGTCTAACGAACATTGTTGAATATTAGCGGGGGCGAGTATGCACAGTTCTTTAAGAACTTAATGACTCAATATGTAGCCAAGTCACATAAGAAAATCATATTCACTGCACACGTAGCTGATGTAATGAATGACAGTAATCCTAATGACATGATACTAGAAACTCTAGTTAAGGTTAAAGGGTCACTAATGAACAATGGTATTGAGAGCTACTTTTCAAACGTAGTCAGTACCAAGAAAATTCCGTTAAAGAAGTTAGAAGGGTATGAGTCTGACTTGCTAAATGTTACGGAAGAAGAAGAAATACTTGGTTACAAGCATGTATTCCAGACCAAGTTAACTAAAGAGACTGTAAACGAACGTATGCGCGGTCCTTTAGGCATGTGGAGTACAAAAGAAACTTTTATCGATAACGATATCCAGTTAGTCCTGGATAGAATTGAACAACATTACTCAGAGTAAGAGGAAATAATTATGTCATTAGAAGGCTTAAGTGTAGACAACGATATTCAAGGTGAATCGGATCGTTTAGGTGGTAGTTTCATCTGGGATACTGATGCATATGAATGTGAAATTGAAGCGGCATTTGTAGGTGAAGCTGCATCTGGTGCTATGTCAGTAACTTATCATTTTAAAAACGAACAAGATAAAGTTTTAAAACCTACCATCTATGTCACTTCTGGTAAGAAGAAAGGTTGTAAGCCTTATTACGAAAATGGCAAAGGTGAGAAAGTTTATCTACCTGGATTTAACCAAGCTACTGCTATTGGTTTAGTTGCAGCAGGTAAAGATCTAGCTGGCTTAAATGCATCTGTAGAAAAGAAGACTATCAATCTTTATGACTACGATGAAAAGAAAGATATGCCTAAAGCTGTCGATATGATCATGGAACTTATCGGTACCAAAGTTATTATTGGCGTTGAAAAGCAAGTAGTCGATAAGACTAAGAAAGATGATCAAAACTGGTAAGTATGAGCCTACTGGTGAAACTCGTGAACAGAATGAAGTAGTTAAAATTTTCTCTGCTAAAGAGAATAACTACCGTAAAACTGTTACCGAGATTCGTGCTAAAACTGACGAAGCTGCTTTCTACGATAAGTGGGTTACAGAGAATCAAGGCCAAGTAGTAAACAAAGCCAAAGGTACAGCTAAGACAGGTGCTACTCAAGGTATGCCTGGAGCCGCTGATACACCGGCTGATTCAGGTGAAGAGTCTCTATTCGGTTAATGGCTAGTATTACTATCGTGGGCTTAGATCCTTCACTAAGTAACTTTGGAATGTGCAAAGGTACTCTGGATCTAAGCTCAGGTAACTTCAAGTTAACGGAATTACGATTACAATCCAGTAAGCCCGATAACAAGAATAAAACAGTAAGAAAGAATTCTCAGGTATCTTGAGAGATCTATCTTACTGCATGATGCTATGCATGAATTTACTGCTGATGCAGATCTAGTTTGTGTAGAAATACCTGTAGGAAGCCAAAACTAGCAAGAGCTATGGCTTCTTATGGAGTATGTATTGGCATCTTAGCTTCAATGAAGAAACCACTAATCCAAGTAACACCTAACGAGGTCAAGCTTGCAGCAGTCGGTAAGAAGACCGCCACTAAAGAACAGATGATAGAATGGGCTATCAATAAATACCCCACTGCACCTTGGCTTACCCGTAAATTTAAAGGCCAAATAACTCACGTAAAATCAAATGAACATTTAGCAGACGCTACAGCAGCTATTCATGCTGGAGTTAAAACAGATGAATTTAAGCGAATGCTAGTATTACTAAATTAAATATTGGAGAACATTTGTGGATATCACATTAAAACTCAACGAAGAAGAAATTAAGAATCTCATTGAGAACCATATTCAAGACAATGGTATTGCTACTGAAGGTAAGCATTTAGCAATTGAATTGCATGCTGGACGTGGCGGTAACGGACATTCGGCTACTATTCAAGTAATGGATGAACCAGCAGCTAAAGTTAAAAAGAAGGCAGCTACTAAAGCTAAAAAAGCTCCTGCTAAGAAGTCTGCATCTAAGCCGGATACTGATACTAAGGAAGAAGAGACTGTTACTACAGAAACTTCTACTGAAGTTAAAGAAGAAAGCACAGTTCAACTTCCTGCAAAAGATCCAGGTAAAACTGAACAAACTAGTCTATTCGATTAATCATGAATAGCTTAATGAAAAAGATAAAGGCAGCTTCGGTTGCCTTTATTGTTTTTATTGGTTTGATGGTAAGTGCTGTCATAATCATATTTGCCCCAATACTCCTGTTCATAGTGATCTGTAGTGTGATCTCCATTGGAATAGGAATAATGTGGGCAGAAGAAGATGACCCTAATCAATAATAGAACCTGATATCGCTGGAGCTGATAAGATCTTAGAAGCAAAGCTGATAGGATCTAAATTAACTCTACTCGCTATACTGCCTGTAAGCATATTTGGTTCAGTCACTGGTGGAAGGAATCCAGATAGATCTGAAAAACCTAACGAGGCTAAAGATCTACCTGGATTATCTCTGACAGCATTAAACACTATTTTCTGGATTCTAATAAAGAATTTAGTAAATACTACTAAACCTATATCATTACCGTATTGTAAATACCGATGTGTAGGCAGTTCATAGTTAACAAACGATTCTACGATATCATCAATAGAATCTGCTTTACTCATACCATTCTTCATATTATTTTCATGCAATACGAATCTAGCAGCAAAGTCGCTTACTTGAGTAGCATCACGTAAGAATTTATAGACAGCAGTATCATGCTGCATTGTTGCTATCTTAAATCCTTTCTTTATTGTCTCAGGAGTATTACCTATTACATTCCGGGTAATAGCATTTCTATCTAAGGCATCTTCAAATCTAGATTTGATTGAGTACTGATCATTAATCATATCTACATCTTCAACGATACTTTGATGTATCCCTAGTTCCATCAATTCCCGTATAGGATTTTTGTAAATAGCGTTCTTTAAGAACTGTATTCTCGATCTGATCTCAGGATCATTTTGCTTTGATGGAATTATCGTAACCTCACGTACTAACCTATCCAATTCCCTTGAATCTTTCTGGTACTGCCTACCTAATGAAATAGCCCTAGCTTGACCGGTTATTGCATCTTTAGCAGGTACACCTTTAGCCCAAAGCAATATCGTATTGTAGGCAAGGTTACCCGTCAGTACTGTACCAGACTTAATTACAATGGCATCTTTAACCATTGCAGTAGTTTCCTGCCACAGTGACTCAATACGTCTTGCAGTATTGGTAGTAACTACCCCGTGAACAACATCATTAGTCATATTACGTAATTTACGTAACCCTTGAGCATCGGGCTCATTCGACTTCTGCCACTGAGTAATGGAATATTTACGTTGACCGAATATAGTCTTAGCATATTCAGCCTTAACGTACATAGCGTTATTCCCCCATACACGCTTTATTTCCTGTCTAGCTGATTCAGGTAACATGCGGTAGATCTCTCGATACAAGTGATTTGAAGAAGTCTCACTGATCTCGATATATGAAGTAGGATCTTTAGAGTAATTGTTCAAATAATCATCATATGTTTCATTAATGACTCGGGCATTCACGTACTCAGAATTGTGCTTATCAATAATACTGGATTCCATATGGCCTAATACTTCATCAAATGATTCATTAGGCTGTAACACTGCATCACGGGTAGCCTGACTCATCATATAACGATAAGCGGTAATTTTACCTGTACCATCTACTACCGGTATAAGCATATTATCGCCTGTACTGGCTTTAGTAGGGGTACCCTTACTGATGTTATCAATCTCTTTAGCTTTCGCCTGTGCAATTAACGTAGCGTCTATGTAGCCACTTAAAGCAGGATCTGATTGACCGTATTGAGTATGAATATCTACTAACCCGGTGCCGGCCATCTTCTTACTCGTAAATGACATAGCCCCAGGCATCATAGCTACCGGTGAAGCATCCTTAGTAATATAGAAATACATTGGATCATTGTTAGGGTCATTAGGGTCTTTATTAATCTTGGTAGTAGCATCATTCTTGGTATAACCCTGTCTGGCTAATTCCTTCTCAGTCTCAGGATCTCCTGGCGCCACTCTCCAACCCGCATAAGGTGAGTACTGATCTTTGGTATATCCTTTCTGCATCAACGCTTTCTGGCCCTTAAACGAGACATCTAGAGCTCGCTGCTTATTAGCCCGGTGAGCTTGTAGGACAAAAGTAATACCGTTATCCATATTAATCTGAGTAGTGCCGTCTTGGATTAATTGATTTATGTCAGCATTTGCAGTTAAGCCAAACTCTCTACGCATAACTTTTGCCAATAAATCTTTATCAGCTTTAGCTGTGTACTTCAGTGATTGGAGAGTTGCTAATTCATCTATTAAATTCTCAGCTCTAACTAAATCACCTTCAGGCTTTAACTTAGTGTTAACCAAGATGGCTATGTTATGGGCGTTAAGTAAGGTTACTTCCTGCAAAGCAGTTTTCTTAGCCATAAAATGACCAAGGTTCTCTGCCATCAATGTGTACCACTGATGGTTAGTTTTATAGTGATTCTGTAATTCAAGCTCAACAGCTTTAATCCTACGATTGATCTTAGAACTATCATCTAATAAACCAATTATATTGGCCCAGGAGTATCGATTAGAATCGATCAAACTAATCATATCTGTTTTAATCAAACCGCGAGTAATTGCAGCACGTTCCAATCTGTTAGGAATTTTACGGAATTGGCTCAATAAATGGGATGCATAATTACCTGCAACTTTTAATCGTGTTTGGTCGACCAAGTGACTTCTTAATCTCACTAGATTGTGAATAAATGAGTTGTCATACGTACCCACCTTACCTTTGGTAGATCCCTTAGTTTCGCTCAAGTAAGAGTTGATCATACCTTCTTCTGCAAGTCCCAATCTCTTGCCCACTTTCTGGGTAGCCTCAATAAATGGTTCTACCTGAACTGTAGGCAACACATCAATCAATCTTCCCATATTGCGTACTGGAGAGTATTTACTATTTCTAACAATTTTAGATTTAGCTAATTTCTCTGCTGGTGCAACTATTAACCGCTGTAACTGATTAATGGATTTTGCAGTGAATTCTGCTGACTTATCATAAGCTTTATTTAATGTAGATTTTTTACGGGCATCGACGGAAGCCAACTGTTCTATTAGTTTTAATAGTTTTTTATCCACAGTACTGCCTGAAGTACGGAAAATATTATCAGTAAGACTATCAACAGTTTCTTGAAGCCAATCTTTAAAACGCTCCATCCAATTAGTAGAAGGATTACGGCGAGACTTGCGTACTTTCACCGTACTTAGAGCTTTTATGAAATTAGCATTGGTTGCGCCAAATGCTGCAAATTCGTGCAAGACATTTGATGTTTCATCTGTAAACTTTAACCCTGATAAATCATCCTTACGGTTAATGATTTTATTGGCTGCTCCAGTACCAAAGATATAATCTTTACGTTCTTGAGCTGCTGAAAGCTGCTCTTTAGTTGCGGTAGCTTCATCAACACCGTCTGGAAGAAAAGTTACTATCGAATTTGCCGATGAACTGAATGCTGCTTCATATAATTTACGTATTTCATTGGCTGCTCTGGAACCATTCTCTAAAGCAGTATTAATGATGTAGTGAATTAATTCGTGTACGTATACCTCGTTAGGTGACATCTCTGTACCATCAAGTAAAGTCTTCATGGTTTTAGGTGTTTCCATGTAGATGTTGCCTTGGGCATAAATACCTTGAGATTCTTCGCCTACCTTACGTCGATATATCGATAAAGGTTGAGCCACATTATTGATGACCATATTTAATACGCCACGTAAATGGCCATCATGTTCAACTGAATCTTTCACCGTATTAGGTAACTTCTTTATGTCCTCATAAACCTGAATCATATTAGAGCCGTCTAATTCAGTTTTATGCTTTTCATCAAAGTTATTAGGACTGACATACTTACGGGATGAACCAAAAGTTGTCCCATTAACTGCTGGATCTAGGTCAGGCAATAAACGATCTGTGTATTCAATTATTTCACTTAGAACATTACGCTGATCTTCAGGTATTCTTAACAGCTTACGCAGTGTTTCTGTAAACTTAGAGTACACGGTATTTCTATTTGAAGTTATGGTACGTAGGTATGTTTGAAAACTTTTATTACTTAAACTCCATGCAATCAATTCGTCTACATCTTTTATTGCAGGACCAAACTGATCTTCTAACTTATCTGCTTTAACATTCTTACGTACTGTAACAAGTAATCTATAAAAATCGCTTCGAAGCTTTCTAGCATGCTCAGTATCTTTGCGGAGTTCTTTTATTGCTGCTGCATGAATCATTTCATGTAAAGCAGTCTCAATACGCATACCGTTAGAGCTATCGAATGAATCACGTAGATATAAGGTATCTGTAATAGGATTGTATGCACCTAAACTGCCTTCAAATAAGGATGTAATATGCTTGTGAGCATTATCATCTGTTACCCGAATTACCTTCGTATCTTCCGTTAAATATTTCTGAATACGTTTTGCTATTGCTAGAGTAGCCTCACCTCCAGGATTATTCTCAATTTCCTGTATAATTGTTTCCATCAATTCAGGTAAGTTAGCACCATCTTCAACAGCATTAGCTACAGCAACACTTCTTACCGTCATCGGTCTTTCTTTATTGGGTATGCTTTTTAACTCGGTAACAATCTTATCTGTAGCATCTTCAACCGAATCCAGTTTGTCTGGATTAGTTTGGGTACTGTATCCAGCGCCTTCTAAGTTGTATTGGCTCCAATAATCAATTTCATTTGTAGCTTCATACTTCAACTTGATGGTACGCTCAGAATTACGTTGCCATTGAGCGAGGTAATCTACTATAGGCATTGGCTTTCTTTTGCCATTAGGCATTCTAATAGTATTTTCTTCATCAAGTTTTTTAAATAGTTCAGGCTCTTTAGAACGTAATACTTTCATCGTAGACTTGAGTGATCTGTATATTTCACCTACTAAAGAATACTCAGTCATTACCCTTTTAAATGCTTTGTTGAATGCTATGGAGCCTTCTTTTGAATCCATTAAACTAAACACAGCAGCATCATGTACGTTTAGCACATTGAAGGTTTGTTCCAGTAATACCATTACAGCAGCATCCATAGCATGGATACCTAATGCTGCACCGGCTGCTCCACCATCTATGAAAGCATCTAAGGATGAATAGTTAGATGTACTCGCATAACTTCTACTTGGTTTAGCGTCAATCTTTCCGTCTTGATGTATACGGTATATATCGTTTTTCTTAGCAAATTGGGATTGCGTAATGAACTTCGAATCTCGCTGACGCTCGGATTCTTTGTCCATTACTAAAATCCCATCTTTTCTACCTCTTGAAAAGAAGGATTTAAAGATAGGCTGAGAATTTAACAGTTGATCTAGTATTTTACGTCTTCTCTTCACGAGTAGGTAAATCCCCATTCTTTGCTTCAGTAGCTCTTTCTACTTCTGCTTCATAGCGCAATTTGAACCCTTTAAACATCAGTTGTAGGGCTTCATCGATTTTACCTCGTTGCTCTACAAACTTACCATATTCAGACTTGACAGCAATCTTTAACGTCGGCACCATATGAATCATTAACGGCTTTTTGTAATGTGCGGATATCATTATTAGATAATTCAAATTGTGTGAATGAGTTTGGAGACAGATGAGTTGTACCTATTGGCTTACCTAATATGGTATCCAAGTTGTACCCTATTTTAATTAACTCTTGTGGCTTATTTCTGTTTTCAGCAATTGTTTTATAGATATTATCTATAATGGAATCGCTGAATACATTCACTACACGTAAGAACCCTGCACCGTAACTCGTAACCATAGATGGATCTTTACTTAACGATCTACCTATCTTAGATACGGTACCATCAGGATTAAGCATCTCGCCTACAAATACAGTTAAGCTATTAAGTTTGTCGAGTTCAGTTGTATCTTTCTTGACTGATACTTTATCCCGATATGTCTGTAGTCTTTCGTGCCATTTTATGGTCATGGATTCATAGTTATCATTGCTACCTACTCGACTATACCATTCAGCATAGCTAGTAGTGTTACCTGAATACAGTCCACCACGTTTAAGTAGTTTAAGCATTCCTGGTACATCATTAGCAGCAAATAACTGAATCATGCCGATGGTGATACCGTTAGTAATACCATCCACTTCAATAGATATATTGGACTTGAATTTACCATCACTCTTTAGATATTCCGCATAGTTAACCAAACCATCTAACGAATGAGTATTCTCTCCACCGGCTTTAGTAGCAGCAACTACTGCATTTTGTAATTGAGCCAATTTATTTGGAGGTATGTCAGCAACGTCTTTACCTTGCAATTCTTGAATAGCATTTAAGCCTTCAACAATTGCAGGATGCATTATTATTTCTTTGAATTCTTTCAGAGCATCATTCTTCGATAGCTTATCTATTGATACGCCTAACGACTGTGCTACAGCTAAATAGAATGCTTCTAACTCTTCTGTATTATTAGGATCAATTTCAACTTCATGCGTAGCTTTGCCTATCAAGTGTCTATGAAATTTCTTTCCTTGTGGATTAATGATTCCAGACATACCGATACGCATATTCTTCCAGATTTCATGGCGAATAAAGAACGGTGTATCTTTACTAGGTAAACCTTTTACGTAATCAAGTAGCTGATCCACTTCAGCTATTATTGCTCTGTTCTTGCCTTCAATACTTTTCCACAAACCTTTAGGATTTTTGGCTTCATGATTGGTTTCAAAATCATTGATATCGTATAAGTTTTCTTTAGTTAACTTTTCCGCTATATCAAATACATTTGTTTTTAGCGTATTAGGTTCATTTTGGTGTTTGTTAGTAATCTCAACTACTTTCTTAGGAGCAAGTTGAGTACTGCGTTTTATTTTACGGGTTACAGGCTTAGGCGCATCCAAGGTAGGATATTCAGTAAGAGCCTCTATACCGAATACATCTTCAAGCATGTTCTCTGAATTGCGGATGAGTTCCTGCCATGTACGTATACCGTTATGCAGTACGGGATTACCATACCGATCTGGTTCGCTCATAGCACGTATAAAGAATGTCTCTGCTCTCCTTTCTGCTACGTATTTATTCTTATCGTCAATACGATTATCATCTTTAGTAATGGCTTCCATGTCTTCAGCAGTTATGCTTCTCTTTTGGACATACCCGCCTTCTATCATAGTTGCGATAGCGAGATGTCCTAGAGACATTTCCATATTGCCTTCTACTTCTCCTTTGGCACTCCCTTTAGCTGTAATACCTAACGTTCTGACGATATCTTTACCTAAGCTTTCAGCTAACGTTGCCTCATGTACGCCCGAATCAATTAACATATCAAATTGATTTGGAGTAGGTATAGAGTCTTTAGGTAAGTGTAAAAACTTAGCAATACTGTCTGCATTATTGGTCAGCGTATCAACCGATCGAGTAGCCAACCAATTAAGTACTACCATATTGATTGCAGAAACTAAGTTTTCTTCAAGCACGTCTTTATTATATTCAGGACTGGATTTAGTATAGTCAGTCCCTTCGACAACAAAGTATTGAACCATATCTTTATACAGTCGCTTTGAATCCAACAACTGAAACTGGCGGAATAAAGCATCAGTCATGTACTGATTAAATTTCTGTATTTCATTTAGAGCATGGCTTTGATTTTCAGTTAGCCCTTTGATCAAGTCAGGAGTATTCGCTAATGCTGTAAAGAAGTTAGGAATGGATTGTAGGTAGTTATTTCCTACACGATCCTTAACTGCTTTGAACATAGTTTTGATATTTTGGGAAGGAACAGCTTCACCGCTTTTAGTAGTAAATTCTGGGGCAGTGATTCTTTCTGATACCAGTGTTTCTGCTAAAGAATACGAAACAGGTTTTTCTGGCTCAGTTGTACGTAGTTTGCCAAGTGTTTCGGCTAAGGCTACCCCGCGAGTATATGCAGGAGTAACAGTCTCTGGTGCAGTAAACCCAACTTCAGATGCTTCGTTAAACCCTTTCTTAACGTCAGCAATGTAATCATTTATTTTGGTTACAGTATCTAGTCGAGTATTCTTAGCAATAGCAGCAGATAGACGAGACAATGCCGTAACAGCTTTACCTGCGTCTACATTTTTCAAATCGAGTTCACTATCAACAGCTTTAGTTATAGTTGATTGTCGATCTTCTTCAGTAGTTATAGACTTAGGTGCTTCTTTTTCGGCTTCTACTTTAGCAGTATCTTCTTCCAAGCCAGCATCAATAATAGGCTCAAACTTAACTTCTGATTTGGCTTTAGGCTTAGTTTCTTTGACACTAGCTTTAGCCTCAGTAGGAGTAACTTCTTTTCCAAGTTCCCTTTTAGCGACACCTTGAGATTCTTTTATTGCTAAATTAATAGCAGCAATTTCATACGGCAATGCCTTAAGTATTTTTTGCGTACCGGCGCCTTCAGTTTTACCTTTAATAAATCTGAACTCGATTGGCTTATTTGTAGCTGGATCTACTTCAGTAGATAATTTTGCTTCAGCATCTTTTACTATCTGCGCTGCATTAGGAATAGGGGAACCATCTTTAATAGATATGAATGCATCCCAACCTTCCTGCATAGTTTTCAGTTTAGCTTTATGCTTTTCACCGAAAGCCTGTAATCTGCCTAACTTCTTAGCGACTAAGTTCTGGTCACCGTCACGTACAGCACTATTGATATCGGCTTGATGTTCATTGATACCCATAAAACCAGCCCCGCCTTCAAACACTTCTCTGCTTACTTGACCTATATCTTTACGAGTCTCGATGTAATCAGTTAATTCTTGTTTCTCTTCAGGGGTTATTGCAGGACTTTCTAGAATGCTTTCAGCCTGTTCAATTGAAACGCTACCCGGATTCACTCTATGCGATCCAAACACTGTAGCTACGTCTTCTGTAGTTTGTGCAGTAGGTTCTTTGATTGAAGCCAATCTCTTAACTACTTCAGCTAATTCTGTAGGCTGTACTGTAGTCTGCTTACGTAAACCTTTTACCTGCTCAACTAATTGTAAGACTTCACTTAGGCGTTCATTTTCTTCTGGAATGGCTTCGCCTTTTGCTACCTTTGTATCAATTTCTTCTATCAGGGTAGAAGCCATTTCTGTAACTTCAGAATACACTTGCCCTATATGAGTAACTTTATCCTCATAATCTTCAGGTACAGCTTTCTCACTAATGTCAGCTTTGATTTTATCAACTGGATCGGTTACTTCACTGGTATCCCCAGTTTCAATTGCTTCCTGTAATACTTTATCTTTTTGTATTTTTTCAGATGCAACTTCTTTAACTTTCTTGGCTGTCTCTTTTGTAGCTTTAGCACCTTTCTTGGCAACAGATGGGGCGTTAACGCCTACGGATATTCCGCCACCAGATGATGCACCTAATGCGGTTGCAGTCAGGACTTCCCCACCTTCTAACTTTGTAATGTCCTGCTTACCTGCATACTGCTCTAACATGGTTTGTAGCGCTTCTGTGCCGCCTTCAGTACCGGCAGCTTTTATTACTTGTCCTGTCGAATATATAGCAGTACCTGTAGCACCTCTCTTAGCAGCTTTAGAGGACTTCTTAGTAGCTTTGATTAATGCAGCAGCTTGTCTGTCTGCCTTAGATTTAAGAGGGTTAAATGCTACTCTTGCGCCTACTAAATCTAATCCTGCAGCAGCTAAAGCGGAACCAGCTATGATAGCTGTCTCTTTTGCATTAGGAGCACGATCATGTTCTTTTACGAATGCATCTCTAGCTTTATCAGCTGTCTCAGCTGCAACAGGTAAACTAAATGCAGCATTCTTAGCTAATGCAAACATGTGTGGCAATGATTCAGCTAGAGTTAATACCGCAGCTGAAGGATTGTCTGCGATGACATTTCCGGTACCGGAAATGAATTCACCTATACCGGCAACTACATTACCTTTTTCAAATTCTGTAGCTACATCTTTAAATTCTTCTGTACCTTGTTCAGCAGCAATGTCTATGTCACGTCTATTAACTAAGTTATCACTTGCCCAATTAAATACTTCTTCTACAGAATCGATTTGTTTTTCTATTTCTTGGATATTGTTTAATTTATCGTAAATACTAGTTGAATAGATGTTATCGGGATCAGTATTTAAAAATAGCGCTTCTTCTTCTGGAGTGTAGGCTACTTGAGCTTTCTGAAGATCAATCTCTTGGCGGTACCGTTGACGTTGTTCTTCAGATACATCTAATTCTTCGGCACGAGCTAAAGTAGCGTTCAAATGCTCTATACGTTTTTTCTTAACATCAATAGATTTTTTTAACTCGTGACTGCCTTCAGGAACACTTATGTTAGCTCCAATGGTATACGCTTTAACAGGAGAGGTTAGCACACTCCCAGCAAGTTTAGGCAAACCTGTAGCAGCACCAAGTACTGTGTTAACTACTTGTCCGGGAAGCGTATCCAAGTTTTCATCAGATATACTGAAACGAGTTAACTCATCTCTGAGCATCTGATCTTGTTTAGCTTTTATCTGGGCAGCTTCAGCTTTAGCGTCGATGTCACGGATCTTTTGTGCGGAAACTTCTGCAAGTTGATCGTATTTATATCGTTGATCTGTAGTTACGCCGGGATCTCTTGGAGTAAAGGTATCCGTAACATCCCCTGTTAGGATACCCTTGAGTGAATCTATGGACATAGAAGTGACCTTAGTAGTCTTGTAGCGTTCGATTAATCAGTTTCGACAATGCAGTAGCATCTGACTCAGAACCTGGAACTTTATTTAAACTCTGTCTAGTACTGCTACGCAATATTGCTTCTTGTCGAGTCTCTTTATTGGGCTCATCTAAGATTAGCCCTTCTTTCTTCGAATACAAACCATCTAACTTTTCTTTTAGTTTCTATCCCTTCAGCAGATCCTTTACCATAATCTTTAACTGCATTCTTGAACTTACTCTCATCTAGGTACGAAACAGTATTCCCATCATCATCTGTTTCAGTAATAGTGCCGGCACGTAAGGCAGCAGATATGACATACTCAGGATGGCCTTGATCCCTAAATCTTCTTAAGTCTGCTGCTATTGCACTTTTACTACTGTATTCTCCAACATTTAAATTACCGAATCGGCTACCTGCATCTGCCAAGTTTATAGCAGTGTTATCGTTAGTAGCTTTATCTGCAACTTGATCTTGGTCAGTATAAGCTTGCATGAATTGAGTGTAGTTAGGATTTTTCTGAATACGTTCAATATTCATATCCACAACTCTAGCTTCATTCGCATTTGCTCTGAACTTTCTTTCTAGAATTTTCTTCTCTTTAGCTTTTTCAGAAGCAGTTATTGGAGACTCTTCAATTTGCTGAAGATCATACGCTTTCAATGATGAAACTATTTCACTCGTGCGAAGATTTTTAGAGTTAAGATCGGTTACAAGATTTTCACGTAACTGAGCTTTACTCATTTGTGGTTGCCAACCAGCTTGTTCTGCTTTAACGCGATTGGCTTCATCTATCATGATATTGCCAGTAGCAACTAAATTACCTGACTCATCTGTAGGTACACCAAGTTGACCTGCTATTTGTTTATTCTTAGCAAGAATATTTTCATTCATGTTAAGCGTAGTTTGAATAGCATCACTACCAAATTTATCTCTGGCAATTTTATCTTCTTCTCTTCGAAATACGGTGTCGGCACGTTTAGATTTAGTGATGCCTTCTATTACTGCACCAGGATTAACTAATCCTTCACTATTTTTAGCAAGTTCGGTTGCCTCAGTAAACTTACCTTGAGCCCGTAAACTATCGATCCGTTTAAGTAATGGTTTCTCTGCTTCTGAAGCCAATAGATTTGTATGCTGAATACCTTGAGCCACATCACTACGGATTTGATTATCGCGGTTTGCTAAAGCAGCACGTATCGCGCCAAAGTCAGCTTGATCGCCGAAGCGTTGACGTAAAGCTGCATCAGAGAATTGATCTTTTTGTGAAGCCAAATCTTCTAAAGTACTAATGCCGGCAATCTGACCTAAGATAGCATCTGTATTGGTGGCAGTACCTTTATCATATTCACGTTTAACTTGGTCTTGCATATTCTTGGCAACACCAGCTAACGAATTAATGCCTCCAGCAAGTGCTTGACCACCGGACTGCATTAACCGATTGGATTCACCAAACGATGGGGCATTAACATTTCTCCAAGTAATAGGAGTAGCCATGATTATTTCCTCTTAGCTGATTGGGTCGCCAGATACGGAGTGCTTGTTTAGATACTTACCTACTGATTCATATGCACCTGCACGAGAACTACCTATACGTGCTTTCTGGCGATCTCCCAAACGTCGATTAACATCTTTGGCTTGGTTAGCGAGATTAGTATTAAAGGCGCCTTTCTGGAATCGGAATTGATCTCGTGCTAGATCCAATTGCTTAAGGCCCTGCCATGCTTGGGCTAATCCGCCAATAGTAGCTAATGATTTATTTACATTGCCCCAAGCATTGGACATGCCTCCAGGAGCTTGCTGATTATTTCCACCGAACATAGAAGTATCTATGCCATCTAAATTGGGCATACCAATACCAGGAAACATTCCACCACCTGCTTGCATACCTTCTTGATAAGCACTGAGGTTCATTTGACCGGGGGTAGTTATCGTACTTGGATCAAAGTTAAGTAATCCTGCCAAATCCTCGATAGAGAGATTCGTGTTGTTAGTCATAGTAATAGCCTCTATTCATATCTGTTACGGGTAATGGGGAGTCATTTGCTTCTGGTAATTTTAAAGCATCGTCTACATAAGAACTAATAGTATCCAATGATATCACCCCAGGGTTCCCGGTGTGTATGGTTCTAGTATAGTACGCCTCTGGAGATTCATTAGGATTGAAGTAAGGGCTACCTTCTATGATTAGGTAGGGGTCAATACCATCTGATTCTAATAGTTCGTGTGCCTTCTCCAGATCTTCGCTTTTCTCTTCAGCAGATTCCAAGAAATTGGAGTACTCATCCGATAAGTCTTTGAAATCATCCTGAATTATCTTATTTGCTGCACCGATAAGCGCTGTTACAGCAAACATAAGTGATTCTGCAAATATTAAACTAGTGAACCCGGTTGAATCACCTGAGAATGCTCTAACTACCGCTATTACGAATGCTAGTTTCAATGCATCTTCAGCACTTAGTTGTTGTGATATCCAATTTACTGTCAGATTAATCAGTATTACTTTAGCAATAAATAATAGTAATCCCGTTAGCGTAAATGCGGAAGGATCAAACGTGAAGACAAAGTATATGAATGCCACTATCGTCAGGAATTGAGCAAATTCAGGGGTTTCCCACCATTCAAGATCATACTCCTGCAGTGTGTAAATCAGTATCGATAGGGCTTCTGTGTACAGCTTAGTCTCTTCAACCCCGGTGTAAGGTACAGTTAAGTGCCTAGCTAACGGTATAAAGAAGGTATCATCCTCTAAAGCAATGATACTCTTAATGGTTCGCTGTACTAAGTAACCTCGTGATGCAATGGTATTGTGGTACATGCTGTGCACGGTGATCTGAGTGTATTCAGTTGCACTAGTTTGTAGCCGAAGTATCAAGTCACAGTCATCTACAAAAGTAAAACTGTCTACCCCAATATCAGGATTATCTACCAATGTTTTCTCATACTCGCCTACCTCACCAATTACCCCCACTTGAGCGGTTTCTACCAAGGCATACGCGTACTTAATGGTTATCCGATAGATGTCATCCTCTACATTCACGATATTGTACTGAGGAGGACTTGTGGGGCTACTAGCGGCCCAAGTAGTCCAATCACCTTCTGTGTATGTAGCAGTATTGGCTTGTTCTAAAAAGAAGTCATATAAATACCGGGTACCCATCTCGGTATCGGTACGTAGGCTAATAGCAAAGTGCATATAAATGTAATCCAATACATCTACATCTTCCTGTGCTAGCCCTGGATTGAGTGCGGGATCGGTTATCTGATTGGTTAACGTTTCATAATCTATGGCGAGCTTTTGCATTATGCGCTTACATGAATGTACTTCCTCATCTGAACCAACATCAATGACATTCTGCCTACCTCTACGGATCGGTACTACCGGGTAGAATGGGCTTATCATCTCATCAGGCTCTGGTGCATCCAGATCAGGATAAGTACCGGTAGTTGGATCATAGAACCAATATTTAATATCGGCCGTCACATCGCTATCTATCGTGTATGTGACCATGTAAACCCAGTTTGTTAGGGTTACACCGAGAACAGTATGAGTATGGTCCACATACTTAGTTTCCAGGCCCCCACCACCGTCATCACCTTCATAGGTATAGGTAATTATCACTTCATCATCGTTAATCCCAAACTGAGGCATCAAAGGGGTACACATCAGCAGTGACCGGATCAGGGGTAAATGGAGGAGAACCAACAATATTAGTTACCTCATCCCAGGCCTCATNTTCTGCCATGTATTTGTGACCANNAAAAATGGCATCGATGATATCGTATTTGAGGGTAAGCAAAGTAATGGGCTCACCTTCGATCGTATCAATGGTGTCTATGACTTCAGCTTCTAAGTTTGGGGTAGCGCGGGTATCACCTTCAGGCAATCCATGGATATAGTGATTTTTTCCGTAGTTGTAATACTTAGCCGTCTTGGCCACCATTCCAGTGAATGCAGTAGCCATGAGGTTATTAGGGATAGATCCACCATCCTTTAAGATAGCTTCACGAATAGCATCTTTGATGGGGGTAGGTATCTCGTTAATTAATCGAGTTACCGCGGTATTTACAACTCTTTCTGTAGGCATACCTACCCCTATTGTTTACTTACTTATGGTGCTGAAACTGCTATCTCAAATATTCTGTTAGCAGTGGTATTGTCATCTGTGTCTTTGGCAGAGAATATGATGTTAGCAACACCAGCTGTTCCTGGTGCAGTGTAAACTACATCTTCATCGATGATCTGTTGTTGAGTAAAGGTATCGTTAGATCCTACTGCAAAGGCAAATCCACCAATTGTAAGACTGCCTAGTGATACACTTTCAACGGTGTAGATGATAGTTGCATCATCGGTGTCAGCATCAGTGGCACGTAAATCATTTAAGTTTATTGTATTAACTTGAGTTGTTTTCGCAAGCCAAGTAATTACGGATAATGATCGGTGCATCCGCATTAGTAATAGGCACTACCGGAGCATTTACCCCTTCTAGAGCTTTACGGATTATTACCTGGATATTCTCATCACCTAACCCCGCAAGATTGGCTTGAGTGCCATCAGGATCGGAAGACGTTCGTACATTCCAAGTATCAGTCATTAGCTTAGCTAACTTCTGTTCGGCATCTCGCTCAAATCCATCACGTTGCTTAGCGTATAGCTCTTTCTGCTTACCTATGACACCAGTGACTGCGGCGCCATCAACTAGATCTAGGATTTGAGCTATTTCGCTCTTAGTCTTCTGATTGATCAATGCAGTCTCAGCATCGATCTTGACCTGTTGTTTCTGGGCAAGAGTTTCTGCTTCTTTAGCATTAACAATTTGTTGAACAAGTAATGCAATTTCTTCATCAAGCTTTTCGAGTTGCTTGTCTTTTATCAGGTTGTCTTTAGTGACACCTATTGTTTGTTCTACAGCTAATGCTGTTTGTGCTGCTAGTAATTCAGCTTGCTTATCGGCTTGCTGTTTACCTAGTACAAATGCAATGGCTTGTTGCATTGTTACATCTAAGGCACCGGAATATACCTTGGAATAATCTGAGCCTTTTAAACGGTTATTGTTCCATTCTTCTTTGAGGTGAAGTGACACGTTACGCATCATCACATCAAATATACCGTTACCGTTTAAAGTACTTCTTCAGTCAGTTGTGCTAAAGGGATATCAGCCACAGATTACTCCAAAGTATTATCTAGTTATGCAACAGTGCCAGCCATTTTTTGACGGTCTGCCAGTTTATCTAACTCAGCTGGAGTTAGCGGATCAAGGATTTCAATACTGAATGCTTTGATCTGTTTAGGTTGCTTAACTTTGTTACCTTTATCGTCTTTACGGGTAACGAATACTTGGCAAACCTTTTCTTTCATATGATCTAAGATTATCTTTTCTACGTGCCATCCATCATCAGCATTGAATGGTACATAGCGTCTGAAGGTACCTACTATCGAATTAGATACGGTAAATACTTCACCTTCATAATCTTTCTTATTCGGGTCCATACACGCAATACGTACGCGAACTAGTCGAGCTGCTTCTTTGCGTAAGCGTTGGCGCTTAGCCCGTGCAGACTCGCCTTTAGGAACAATTTTGTCAGCTTTTTCTTGGAGAGTTTCCGTTGGTTCGGATTTCTCATCATCATCCATAAAAGCTGCATATTTTTCTTTGAGTTTATCTAAACTGATACTCGGGTGAAATTGCAAACCAACCTGTTTACATCGATCTTTCAGTAAGGTTAGTTCATCTTGTGCTGGAATATCTTCAGGATCTTTAGTGCTGTTATCGTCTGACATTTTATAGCTTCTCTTTTTAGGCAGGATGATGACCTGCATGGTTTTTAAAAATAAAGAATTCCCCAGGCCGAAACCTAGGGAATTCTGGGTCTAACTATGTATTACCATTCAGCAACACATTTACCTAGTGCGATACGTTCTGGACGCTGTAAGAAGAATCCGTAGTACCATTTAATGGACATGAATCCTTTCTCGCCATATGGATCGTCTTTAGAGTAAGACTGATCTGTTTCTGGCTTAACGTGCTTGATCTTGAACTTCACTGTCTTACCGTCAGTTTGGAAACCAACAGTAGTGAATGAACCAGAACCAACAACTAGCATTGGGAATACATCGTAGTTCCCACCAGTTTCACGGTATCCATCGTTAGTACTAACAGAAGCGCCGGCACCTGCCCAATGCATCATTTCAGGAACTACTACGATACGGAACTGATCGATAGAACCGATCTCACCACGTAGCAAGTTTCCTGCAGCTGCATACTTCTGTACAGGGATGAATGCTTGATTACCGAAAGTATCTTCCATTGCACGTAGTGTAGGGATAAGTTCAGAACCAACATACATTACACGAGCTGCGTCGATAACTTTAGTATCGACCATTCGTGTACCAGAGATGATTTTGGTGTGCTTAGGACAACGGTTGTTATCCAAGTCGATAGACATACGCATCAAATCTTCGTAAGAAAGAATTGAAGCAGTAGCACCATTTTCACCAGTGATTGCACCAGTAGTAGTAGCATCACCACCGAAGCGGATAACGCCAGCACTGTTTAGCAAATCGATCTGTAGAGCATCTTCAGTGATCTCGTTAGCACCAAGAACCATTTCACGGTTAATGTGCATTTCAAGTTCAGCATCAGTATCGAAGTCCAAAGACTCCTTAGTGTACTCATCGAAGAAACCGAATTTAGCTAAAGAACCTTCAAGTTCAATACGCTTGAAACCAACTCGGTTAACTCGTCCACCGTTTTCTGACAATGCAGGAAGCTTAGATGAAATAACACCAACATCTTTGCTTGAGCCGTACAAGTTACCAGAAGGAGGAACAGTCGCAGTAGTATCGTCAACAGTCCATGCTGGAGAAAGTAATTCAACAGCAGCTTTAGTCGTAGCGTAATTAGTGTTAAATACGCCAAACTCTTTAAAGATGTCGTTAGCAGCAGATTCTGCATTAGCGACAGCAGTTGCTTCAACAGTAGCATGAGAGCCAACAGCGTAACGCTCAACATAGCCATTACCTGTAGAGGCAACGTCAGGAAGGCGAATGATAATGGTTTTCTCAAATGCAGATGAAACACCTGCTGCGTCGATACCTTGATCGTTAATGTTGGCATCATCAAGTAAAGGTAAGTAGTGATACTTCTTAATGGTCTTACCGAAGTGCTTAGGCATAGAAGTTACGTCAGCCAATTGACCGAAGTAAGTTTCTTTAGCAGCTTCTTGAAGTGCTTTCTTCTGGTAATACTCAGTACGAATCTGAGGACCAATACTTGATGGGCTACCACCAGCGGGGTCATTATACTTAATATATTCAGGCATTTTTTAATGTCCTATAAAATAGTTACGTAAATTGGCTACTAGCTATTTTATCGAAATCTTCGTCAGACATACTCAATGGATTGAAGTCTGACATGTCTTTCTTTTTGCTAGAAGCACGTTTAGCTGGGCTTGCTGCCTTTTTACGCTTTCGCGTGACAGCATCATCTTTAGGCTTACTTGCATTAGGTTTAACAGCATCGGTCTTTTCGGGAGTAGCTTCTTGATCATTGAAGGCCCCTTCTTTTTCCAATTTGTCTCCTATCGTCATGTATGCGTCAAGATCTGAGACTCCTTTTAGATTCCCTAACATGCGCTGGCGCTCTACTACATCACTTATTTTATCGTACAAGCCAAGGCTTATATGATTATTGATAACTGGAATAGCGGCCGGGTTATCTAACAGGGTTTGCTTACTGGACTCATCCCACTTATTGGTAATAACATCGAGAGTTTTTCCGTAAGAGTCAGTGTCTCGTATTTCAGCGAGAGTGCTCTCTAGTTCAACTTCTTTGTCACTAACATTGTAAGTATCTTTAGGTTCGTACTCAGTATCACCATTAACGTCAATGTCATCGGGATCAATCTTTGCATCCTTAACTAATTTCGCAATGGCACTTGGATCTTTTTTATCCAAATCTATTAAATAGCTTAGTTTATCTTCACTTAGTAAGCCATTATTTTCTAACATCTGGGCCATTTTCATAATAGGTTTGAAAGCGGCCATTTTCTTACTGTAGTTAGCACCCATCTGCATTAGTTGGATTGCTTCATCTACATTGTTAACTTGCATGTCTTTGTTGTTGGCACGAAATGGGGCCAATAACTTTTCATACTGAGCCTTATAATCGATTTCATCTTTGTCAGCGGTATCAGGCTTTTTATCTTCTTTATTGGGATCATCATCCAAGTTTTCTGGATCATCATCGTTATCGTCTACATCACCTGATTCTGGATCTTTCTCTTCTTCAGGATCATCTTGGTCTTCTTCAGTTTCTTGCTCCGGCTCCTCTTCTGGATCGGGCGTTTCTTCATCAGCAGGATCTTCCTGTTCAGGATCATCATCAGTTTCAGGGTCTTCAGAATCTGGTTCGGAATCTAAAGTAGAAAAATCAAAATTCTCTAACTGCTCATCCGTCATGTCTAACGGACTTACTGCATTATCATCTACTTCGTTATCGGTATCTGACATCGTGATTACTCCTCAGAGTTAGCTTGTTCTATAAGGATTTCTTCACGAGCTTCTTCACAGCTTCCAGTCTCTTCGATTGCACGTTTACCCATATGACTCACAGTTATTAAGTATTGGCGTAATTCACCGATAGCATTGATAGATTTAAGTATGGAAGCTTGCTCTTCTGGAGCTTGCATTCCAGGTTCAGCTAACATCAACACAAGTCGACTTGATTCTTCTACGAAGTAATCTTTCTCAAAGATAGCGATAAAATCTTTATTATCTTTTAACCGTCTAAATGCTTCATAACGTTCGATAGTAGGTTTAGCCGCTTCGATAGTCATTTCAACTTGTTGCAACTGTTCTTCGTATGAATTTTCGTGTTCCATGGTCTTTCCTCGTGTGTCCTCTCACCTTACGGATCGAGATAGTTTAAAGGGCTAAACTGATTGTCGCCCATTGGTTGTAGTGACGTTATCTGCATTAGATTTATCACGGGTTTCTCTTTGCTTGAGTAAGTGATTAACAGTACTCAATTCAGCATTAGCTGCTGCTTGTTGCGATTGCTTTTGTAATTCACGTTCTTGCTGAGTACCGGATTCTTGTTCAACGAAATCCAAATCTTTAAGATCTGAATCGCTACTCAAGTTTCTAGACTTCTCACCCTCAGTACCAGCTTTAGCGTAATCCAATGCTGCAGAGGCCCTGTTTTCAATTGCTTTAGAACGTTCAGTAATGATCTGTTCTTTCAGTAATTCAACTTCCAATTGTGCTTTAGCTTCAGCAATTGGATCGGGTTGTGGTTCATATTCATCTAGCTTCTTTGCCAATTCAGGCATCTTACGCAATCGAGCAATATCAGCCATTATTGAATACAGCATCTTAGGATCTGTATTCGGTCCAACTGTTTGTAGCATGAAGGATAATTCTTCAGCCTTTGCTGCGTCAGCTTCTGCAGTACTGATAGTTAAACGTAGATCGATGTTACCGGCTAGATCATCTCGGCGTATTGGAACGAATGTATCGTTAGTTACTCGGACAACCATACGTTCATCTAAGAACTCGGCATTCATACTGATAATCTTACGGCCGATATCAGTAACACCTTTGGCTAATCTACGTAAGATTCCCATTTCACGCTTAGCTGTAGCATCAAGAGCATTCTTTTGCCCACCGACTGTATCACCCAAAGCATCACCGGTAATACCGCTACCCTGACTGAAAGCTTTAACGCCAGTTAAACTTTCTGCATCAGCGTTTTGCATACCAAGCATAAATTTAGCAGATTCTGGTATCTCGTCAAAAGTGTGCATATGAAATGACTGACGTGGATCGCCACCATTATACTCATAATCTAAGCCTTTAATAAATTTACGCTTATTAACTACGTCTAATGCACCTTTACGAACACCTACTTGTCCATTGGCGCCCCTACCTAAGATATCAATCATGCCTCGGGTAACTGCACCAATTACTTTCTGGTTTTCTTCAAGTAATTCACCATCAGGTTCACCATAAATGGACTTACGTACCGGTAAGTAATGAACCACTACAAATGGAAGTTTCTTATCTGGGAAAGGATTCTCTTCTAAACGAATCATTACATCACCAACATATGTGGCAACGATAGGAGTCAATGAGCCATCTCCATCAATATCCCAGTAGCCCCAATATTCATATGCTATGAATTTCTTTCTAGGCTTATCTTTGAAACTGAATGAAGGCGCCTCTTTAGTCGAGTCATCAGCAGCAGCCAATATTGAACTGTTGGCTGCATTGATATGATCTAGGTTATGATAAATCCCATCAGCTTCTAACTCTGCCATGGATGTTTCAAATTCATAGATAACAAAGTTAGCGTTATCTATTTCACCTTCACATGTTGGATCGATAGTTACTACTTTTGTAATTAACTATCTGAAGAGTTGGCTGATTCTTTAAAGTTACCTGCTTCCTTACTGTCTCGTATTTATCAAACACAGCTTGAACAGGGGTACCGTTTAACATTGATTGACGGTGAGCTTCCTGGTCTTGTTCAGGTATTTGCGCAATATACTGTCTTGGATCAGTCATCAATAACTGATTAAGTTCAGCTAATTTTTGCATTGCTTCCGGGGATTGGGTCTGCATATACGTATATTGAGGTTCCTCAATATTTTCAACAGACTCTTCGAAATCCCAGCCTACACGTATTACTACAGTACCTTCATCGACAGCAGTACGAACATATTCATCAACAAATTTAGTCTTATTGATTTGGGAATTGAATTGATAGTTAAGTACTAAGCCATTCTGTATTGCTGCTTCTTTATCTTCTGCAGTATGTGGAGCAGTATTAAATATATCGTCAGTACTTAAGAATGGTTCACTTAACGATGCATAACGCCATTCAGCCTGTTTACGAATTACTTTAGGTGCAGCAGAAGACCTGCCAGCAGCAGTTTTGATCTTAGCTGTTCCAGTTTGATTGAGATTATCCAACCATCTATCGATTTTATTAATGTTAACCGATCTGTCTGAACTGGCATCCGTGTAATTCTGCTTCAAATCTTTGACGGTAGGAGCATTCTCCCAATCTACAAGCGGATCGAGAGATTCAGGATCAATGTCAGATTTATCATATTCTACTTTTGAATTTTCATCATTCATCAAAATAGTCTCAATCTTGTAATTGTTAGTAATATTAGCATCTTATTTCGGAGTGTGTTGCATTACATAGGTGATGATGGCTGCAATAACTGAGAAACCACTAAGCCATTTAACAAATAGGCCGATTGCTCTAGCTACTTTAACTGCACCTTCCGCAGCTTGCCATGCATCCACAATATCTGAGGTTTGTTCGATGATTTTAGCCTGTCCTGCCCTGACTTCAGCATCAGCATTGAGGCTTTCTTCATGCATTTCTAGGATACGTTTCCATCGTGCATTATCATTTTCAATATGTTTATCAAATGCTTTTTTGTGCTCATCTAACTCGCGTTTAAGCAAAATTATGTCATGATCCCTTCTATTGTCAGTGGATCGGATATCATCGTTATCAGACATTCTTCATTTCCCTAGGTGAGTATGAACGATCCCCGAACCACCAGAATGTAGCGGTACCGGTTGCAAAGTAAATGGATTCAACCATATAAACGACATTACCTACTAATACTTCGGGAGCTTCGTAAGTCGTAAAGAACACAATAATTGAGATAATCCAAAGCATTGTAGTAAGGAATGGGCGGAATAACGATTTAACTGCATTGACCCATAAATAAGAATCACCAATCGATTTATCAGCATCTATCGACGTATTTAATCCAGCATAGCTTCCTGTCATTCTAGTTAGTTTAAGTGCTTGCTCTGATTCTTGAGCACTTAACGCCATATCCTGATTATGATCTTGAATATCTTTTTCATTGTTAAGCGTGTGAAGCCTTTCTTCATGGCTCCACTTCTTTTCCTGGAATTCACGCTCACTCTTAGTATGAAAATAATTAGCAATCTGTCCGCCAATGGAACTGACTAAACCTGCAACACCTCCAGCTAAACCGGAAGTAGTGGCACCCAATAAAGCGGATAACCCTTCTGCTATTTCACCAGCCATAATGACTTTGCTCCTCTACCAAACCAGAATCTAGGTCTACCGCAATCAACGTGAAGGAAGGTTTTATAAAAACCGAATCCTGTAAACCCTGCTTTTTTGCATGCTTCCAGTACTTCAAATCGGTTTTTACCGATTAATGAAATATCGAATGCCATTTCTTTATGCATAGAAAGTGGAGCTCCACCGACTAATGCATTATGTAACCAACACCTATAACCTGAATTAATTACTAGAGCATAACCTAACTGTTCTCTAACCCATTGGATCATGTTTAATGGGCCATAAGACAATTTAGGTAATGCCCCACAACAGGGACAACATACCTCTTCATATGGAAAATTTTTAAAGGGCCATTTAGCCTTTATTCTTTTATCCATGAATGCATCTCAATCCTGTTAGCCAATGTTGCTTGATCCAAGAATACTTTGTTTGCTTCATGAACCGTTAATTCACGGGTAAACGGATTTATACCTAAACCTGTTGGATTTTCTCCTCCAGGTAAGGCGGCGAATGCTGCTAACGTGGTTGCCCCATCTACCGCTATACGGATATTAGTTCCTGCACCATATTCAGTAACTACCAGTGTTTCACTATAGTCATCGATAGCAGCAGCACCAAATACTAATGTCTCAGAATTGTATTGAGCTATTTGGACAGAAGCTTTGGAAATAACGCTATATTTGAGTATTGGTCCACTTGAAGTATCCATAAAATAGATATTCCTGTGGATGGAATCAAACAATAGGAACCCAAGTGGAGAAGAGTTAGATGTAACATTTTCTCCTACTATATTTCCGTCCATTGTAGCATTGCTCCATGGTGATCTTATCTATCCGCACTGTCGTTGTAGCAGTTTCAACTGCATAGAAAATTACTTTCTCTATTTGATCGTATGCGGCGAAAGATATGGATTCCCCTGAATCCATCCAAATATTCAATGCTATTAGAGGCTCAGTACCGTATAGAGAGATTAGTATCGCGCCATCTGCTACTACAATTATATGTCCATCATTGCGATCTAACTGGATACTTGAGGCAGTAGAACGTGCAGTAGCATCTATAGTATTGAATGATCCAATACCTTCCGATTGTTTCCGCAATGCAGCAGTATCAAAACTATATTTATCGTTAGTCCACGGATTAATAGCAATATTTGGGGAGAACCCAGGTCCAGTTGCTACCGGCGTCTGTTCTGCAAATGCTTGGGCATACCCGTTAAAAGTACCCGGGTTGATTATTTCCTGCTTTATCGGAGGTAAATTGTGAGTAGTTGATCCATCACCTGCGCCATAAGTAGTCCCGATTGCAGTGAATAATGGGGTGTCATTGCCTCCACTTTGGCGGTCTACTTCCTGAGATACTGCAGTAAGTTTGGTATAGCCCGGTTCTGCAGCATTGGCTGATTTCGTAATTTGACCAGGTTTTACTAAATTATTGTTCGAAATGAGGCCTACTATTTCTACGAGAGCTTGTTGGGTAGTAGTGCCAGCTAAGCTGGTTCCAGAGTTATCAAATACAACCTTCATAGCGTCAGTAAGCATGGTTTGACGTACCCAGCATCCAGTACCTACACCGGTACCCTGACTGCCTATAGCTACTGAAGGATCTAGTCTATCTAATCCATTGGCAGTAGATTTATCTACAGCAGAATCATACACATAGAAGCCACCATACCCATCACCAGGGCCTGTATAGTTCTGAGTGTGATAAACCTTATCTTCATCGAGATCTTGGCCAGGATCATCAAATATAGCCTGGAATATGAAAGCATACTCCAGAGTAATGATGTCACCTTCTTCTACAACATCTGGCACCGGAGTATTGGTGGTGATAGTACCTTTACGGAATATTACAGGAGTACCAATAGTTGCTATGGGGGTGATAAATGAAACAGTGGATGGTGCAACTTCAATGTAATCATCACCCTCAAATTGCAACTTACCATCAAGATGTACTTCTAATGATCCATTACCCATTTCGTAGGTAAAGCCATTAGGTATGAGTACATTCTGCTCATTCTCGACTGTAGTAACGTATCTTTCGCTGGTAGTACCGATATTAGGCTTGAGCGTATTTATAGGCTCAACAATTACTACAGTTACGCGGTAATCTATACCAAGTAACGTAGAGAATGTAATCGTGTTGGAGTCAGTTTCTGTGTACACCCCTAACGTGTTATCGACGGTTTTACTCAACATGAGCTTACCGTCGATATCGTAGATGTTTATGTGATTAACGTCAGGAGTATAATTATTTACCGGGATAACCGTAGTAGCGCCGGTATTATGTTCAGCAGCAATTGTTATGACATTTACGTTAGTAATGTATTGATCCAATATCTGCCATGCAGAGCCGTTATATACAGCTAAGCCATTGAGAGTGCTGGAATAATACAAATCCCCTTCTAACATTACTGAGCCATCAGGACGAGTAGTAGGCTCAACACTCATAGGGCCGTAATACACGCTATTGAATTGATTTAGTTCATCAACAAATTCTTCAACAAGTTCTAGATTGTCATATACGAACTTAACAATATCGTAAGAAGTGCCAATATATTTCTCAACTAAACCTGTAGTCGATACTGCGCTATTTCTTATTCGTGACATGGATTACACCTTATGGATAACCTTGGTCAACTAACTTTAAATTGGTAGTCGACGTTTCATTATTTAGCTGCAAATCAGTGATTAATTGGACTTGCTGCATGTACTTGGCATAGTAATCATTGGCCGAATTTGTATCTTCTAATCCCGGAGAAGCATTAGATGCTCGGTGAGCAACAAAATAGAGTAAAGCCTGTAAATGAGTAGTAGGCAACTCTACTTCGTAAGTAGTAATTTCAGTTGTAGTCCAGGGGTATGTGCGCATGATCTGCACGATACGTCACAATCATCATATTACTTGAATCAGCAAACGGTACCTGGACCGCATCAAACGTAGGCGTAAATACTGACCAGTATTCAGTATCATCATTCTTAAATAGTACTTGGCCATCTTCATTAACGACTTCATCGATAACGAGTACATTTCCTAGAAAGGGCTCAAACTGAGTATCTTCGATATATTTATACGTTTCATCAGAATCATCATTGGTTTGGGCGTACTTCTTACGTAAGTAATAAGTCTCAATATGGTCATACTGTTGAACAGTTACTTCATCACGTTTTAAAGGGAATGTTTTATATAACTCAGTTAACCCCATATTGATGTGAGAGATGATTGCAGGGTAATTTTGTACTTGGATACCCGGAGTATTTAATTCCCCTGATACGGGCAAATTAGCCAGCTCTCCATAGGTAAGTTGTTCAAATATTGTAGATAAGAGCATTGTTCTGCCTCAGTCGAAGTTATTACAAGTATAGCGGGTATTTACTATACAATATACGAACCCATTCTATCGATATCGTCGTCATCGTCATCATCTAACTCATAAACCCCGGTAGTCTGATTCATACTGATATCTCCTGTCTCAGAAGGCTTCCATGCATTTAATGAAGCCAACATAGATACAGTATCAATCCAATCATCATGCTTACTCTTAAAGCCTTTAATGGTCACCAAAGTTAATTCCTCCATGGCCTCAACTATTTCGGGACTTCCCTTACGTTCTTCTGGAAGGAATACCCTGTTAAGTTTGAACCACGGAACTACAACATTGAACCGGGTAAATTTATTGGTATTAGGACGAATACCAGGCTTATTGGCATTACCTTCACTGGCTAAATTGAAATAGATGTTTCGAGTGAACATTTCATCCTGCAACCAAGGGATAAATCCACCTTGTTGACCGGATACTTCAATACCTACTTCCAGGGGTTTGTACTCTTGAACCAATCTAAATAAATCAGCTACGTTGCGATCCATTAATTGTTTCTTACAAATACCGTCAACCCATAACCAGTGACCCTGATTATTATAGGCCCATACCGAAATAACGCTAAAATCACTTGCAGATTCTTCACTGGTAGCAAAGTCAGTGGTGATATAGAAATTGAATAAGCCTTTGTTACTTAAGACAAGTTCCCGTTTATACCAACTGATATCGCAGTCACGAATCAGTCGATCTTCATCGGACATGATGCGGAGCATCAATTCCTGGTTAAAGGTATCGACTTTGCCTAATGCCATGGCTTTATTATATTGGGTTTCTACGTAATCGTAGTCAAATCGATCTTCCCATGAGCCCTTGAATTCTTCTCGGGTACACGGAAAACTCTCACATACCGGATACACGTTTACAGCCCAGGCCCCAGATTCAACAGCTTTATATAATGGATCTCTTGCGTTAAACGGGGTACCGGACCATATGATTTTACGTTTCTTAGGATGTAAGGCGTAATCGATCGCTTTATATATCGTATCCTCAACATCGGCAATAACCGTTGCTGAACGTGCATCCGAATCACTAATCAAATCATCGAGCAATGCCAATACTGGACGTGAACCATTCTCACGGGTACCACGAACACCTGTTTTGGCACCATGACCGGATACAACTAATGATGCACCGGAAGCATTAATGAACTCCCAGCGTATGTCAGTAAATTTGATAGTGGGTACATATTTCTGAAGGAACTCAGAATTGTTGTGCCGGAATTCCAAACTCTTACGCATCTTCTTAACACCGTTATCGATGCTATCTGATACGTAGAGTGCATAAGGAACTTTACCGAATCCAGGTAACTCGCTATACACTGCTAAGTAGAGAATTAGATATTCTTTCAAGGTAGTTTTTGCTATGCCACGATGACACATGTTAGCTACATCTTTGCCTCCAGAGTTCACAAAATTATCGATCATTTTATAGTGAACTACTGGGGTTTTGTTCTCTGACTCATCCCCATCAACTAATTTAATGAATGACACGAATTCCAGAGCAAATTGAGAAGGCACATACCTCGGATCAATCGAGTAATCGATTTCATTAAGGAATATGTCTACTCCCTTTTTCTGGATTTCTTCAGTCATTAATCCATCTCCTCTGAATCAACTACTGTTCCATGAATAATTTTAGACTCGGCAACATCTTTAGCACTGACTGCACCGGCTTGAATCATTTCACGTTGTTGTGCTGCCAAGGCTAATGTAGCTGCACGTAATTCACTAATTGCACCATCATCTTTGGTCTTCACATCGATCTCTAACTTAGCAGATTCAGGAGGACGAGTTTGACGCATAACACTATCACAAGCATCAGAGCGAACTTTTTCGCTCTTAGCAGTCAGCATTAATTCTGCTTGTGTATTCAATGCTTTCTGAAATAGATCGGCATTCAATACATGTACCGGTGTTAACGTTTGTTCAAAAACCAATTGAACAACTTTAGTTTTATTGTATCCATGCACATAGCAATCAATATCAGATAAGGTTTTACCCTCGTTAACTAATCGCTGGTATCTATCAGGAAATGTTTTTATATACGCTTGTCTATTATCGTCACCCATTAATTTAAAACTAACGTACCGTACAGCATCGATATATTTCTCGATCTGTATACGGCCTTCGTTCATTACACGGGAATAACTTAATAAGTTATCCCGATAACTTTCACGAAGAATAGGGTCACTCATCGTTTTATTGATGTTATCTACAAGCTGTTGGCTGATATTCTTTTTAGCCTTAGTGGGCATAACGGATTGGAATTGTTCAATTGTAAGGGCATTACTCATCGTAATATTTACCTCCATTTTCCTTTTCGAACTTTATTGATTGCACAATTAGTTTTCTTTTTAAAATACTTCCTCATCAAATCTACGGCAGATTCTTGAGGAATGTACGCATCTTCTTCAGACACAGGAGGAACGATATCTTCTTCCGGTATGCCATAACGATATACAATATTTTCCCCACTACCATCTGTAGTGTCATACATGCACACGTATACCGTATCATCTACATAATCTACAGAGATTTCTGAAGGATATCGGAACAGTGGAAGTGTATCTATCACAACAGATTCAGACGAACCTTTGAGAATGTAGTTTACCCAGAATTCTGCGGTATCACTCATAATTGTATAGAGAGTACCATCAGTACCATAGCTCATAGTACGAATTTGATTATTTTGAGTTATATCAGGGACGTAAGCATTCTCAGTCCATGTACCGTCAGCGTAGTCCATTAACGCCCCTACAGAGTTACCATCTACAGTATAAACCATGAATGTCGATAGAACCTTGTTTGTCTGATCGTAAGCTATGGAAAATGGGGCAGCACTGGCATCCAATGAAGTAGATATTTCTTTAGGAGTGCCTGTACTGTTTGTGTATTTATAAATCTTAGATTCTACAGTAACAGTATTTACTACAAGCACGTACATATCATTATTGGACTGATCGATTTCAATGGTTAGTACGCTCGTATCACTAGGCAAAGTGATCCCTGCTTCCCAAAAGACCGTATCCATATTGGATTTATATAACGTATTGTCTCCTGACGCATATTGAGATGCCCAAATCAGTTTTGCAAAATTGGATATACCTACTTTGAGTTACATATTGTTCAGGAGCATCAGGTAGAGTTTGTCCTATAGGGTAAGTGATATCGTCCCTTAGTCTATATAAGCTTTGTACAGGGGCTATCTGGCAAGAATGTATTTACATAGAGTTCTTTACTTATAGAATCTATTTTTGGCGCATAAGCAAATGGTGCTACTAAATTAGATACAGGTATTTCTGTCCATTCCTTTCCTTCTAAGAAATTATCTATGTATGTCGGATTAAGTGATAGGTAAGCCGATCCATATTCATAAACAGTTGGAAATGAATCATTACCTGATTCAGTGATATCATATTCAGAAATTACTAGGTTATTATTTTCAGCCATCTTAAGTGCATAAGGAGATGTGCCAGGAAAATCTTCTATCTCAACCCAATCAAAAAAACCGTTATATTGTTTAAATATCTTTTGCTCGGTATCACCGTCATTTAGTGTCGTTAAGTAAATAGCATTAGTATTGATATTATCTACTACAACACTTAATGGATTGTAATTTGCAGGAGTACTTATCAATCCCCATTCAGTAATGAAGTCATATATGAATACATAAGTAGTTCCGCCCTCGTCACTAAGAAATGTGACAGCATTTTCATATGAAGACATTGGGGAAAATCCACTATATCTTACAGCAGCAGAAAATACCGGATCGAGTTGTACATAGGTACTGTTTTTATCTGACAGGGTGTAAAGATAATCACGATTACCATCGTTACCCATAAGCACAAAAGTATCTTGTGCTGCGCAATATGTTATGCCGATAAGTGAGCCATTATAAACAGGCCCATTTTCCCAGGAAGTTCCGTTAAATATTTTTGGAGTACCTGAAAAATCTACTACCCACAAAGCATCCTGACCATAAGCAGTTTCTACCTTATGATTTACTCCAAGGAATATCGGGTAATTTTGACTTATGTTTTCGTAGACAGGTTTACGTATGGTTTCAGATAACCGAGTCCTTTTAAAAATAAATTCAGGATCACCTCCAGATGTAGTTGCTATTACATTGTCGCCATCAAGAGAGACACTGTAAATTCCGTGAGAGCCTTCAGCTTGCTCGAATGTACTTATTTCAAAATACTCAGGAGCTTCATCAAGCCCATCCGTGATAAGTATTTGTTCATCAGCATCCCAATGACTGCCATTATTATCTTGGATTACTGCTAGCATATATGAGTAATCGGGAGTTAGTCCTGTTATTTCGATGACTTGTTCTACGCCACTAACTAGAGCTACATTTCCAGAATATGCTGCACCTTCTCCAGATAACACCTCGTCATCATCAGGATACGTCCCGCCTCTAACTAATACCCAATTGGCTGTGCCCGTATAATCTGTAGTTACTCCAAAACTTACGGTATCACTGCCTACAGTTGCAGGAGTCACAGTTATATTAGGGAACGTGAATACCGTTCTTACCAGGTTGTTACCTGCAACCGGATCAGACAATATACCGTAGTTATCTAAATACCCTGCGAGTATATAAGGGGTATCTTGGACTAATCCTTCTGTTAGAAAAGTCTGTACGCCTCCCGAGGTTAATTCAGAAGATCCTTTAACGTGTGCACCATCTCCAGAAATAATTTCTTCATCTGTGAGAATTTGTCCTCCCCACACATTTAAGTCATACACTCTCCAATAAAATGTGGAAGCACCTTGTGGTGTAATACTCCAAGAGATACTGGTTCCATCTGATATGGGACTACCTCCGCCAATTTGCAGAGTATATTTAATCCCAGGAGTCGATGAATTAAGGAATGATCCATTAACTATGGAAGGTCTGAATGCATCGTCATCTGTAAAATATGTACCATCAATCAAATAGACTTTAGGCATTATAAAACTCCAACAACTGGCTCTACATAGATAGCGGCAGAAGGACTCGCGACATGTAGAACCATATCTACAACGCAATCTTGTCCTAATGGATTTGCTACTCCATCCATCTCAACATCGATGTAATATTTATTGAATCCGCTTACAGGTACTCCGCCATCTTCCCAATCACTATCTAAGTCAACTGAGAGTATTGTAGGGGTACCCATGATAGGCATCTCTGTAGTTATCACTTCATAAATGCTATCAGAATCTTTTATGTAGTTTGCCTCTATGTAACAATTTTCATTGTTCAATGCTGGATTACTATTAGGCTGTGAGATGTAAATTCTGCACTTAGTTTTGCCCGATGAGAACGGTACATATGCTTTCAAGTTTATATCGAGAGTACGTCCAAATTCGCATTCAGCACGGGTATCTAATTTAAGACTAACTTTCTCTCCGCTTAATTGTAATGGGATAGATTGTACTCGGCATACGTCATTGGAGCCCGGTACTGCATTTACGTCACCTGCCCAAGTTCTCTGGAAATACTGATACTCACGTATTGCAGCAGTAGCCCCACTCTGAATTACTTTAAGTAGTTTATTGTCTGTATTAAATACTTCAGAACAATAATTCGTAGTAGATAAAGGACATCCTTTAATTAATACATCTATGAAATCATCTGCGGATTGCGCACCTGTAGCGCTAATTACCGGCCCAGTTAATACACTTAAATCTACACCAACAAACTCCCCTCGCATGCCTCCTTCCATAGACGAATTATATATGAGTCCACCTACGTTACTATCACCGGTAATACTGCCTCCATGCATAACTACTTTGCCATTAGCACGGATATCGAAGGTAGAGTTGGCTGAACTGGTAGTATAGTGGATATTGCAGTGATCTAGATGAACATTATGACTGTCTCTGACGCCGTAAACAGTAATTTGATCATTACCTAATAACTCAAAAAAACTGTCTTTCATGTACAGAGAGATGTTAGAACCTACTCCACCTATCGTTGGCTCATCACAAAGTACTTTGAACCCATAAAACTTATAAGCTATAAATTCATAGCCACGGAAATATGTATCAGCAGTACCTGCATCTTCTGCCGCACCTGCCAATGGAGTATCTACATTAGCATCATCAACGGAAATTATCTCAATAGGGGCAGAAGGAGGTGTAACCAACTCATAACGTATTTCGGTATTACCTGAATCAAATAAATGTAAATGTGATATACGAATAGAATCTTCGCCAGTAGGCTTAGTAGTAGCATTATCCAAACACTCTTCTAAGCTATTGTAATACTCTGAAGTAGCAGAAAAAGCAGTAGCCCAACTTCCAACTTTTTCTGTGGCGTATCTGCCACCATCACCAGTTGCTGTTCCACCTAGTTTTATATAATAAAAAAATACAGCCATGTTTAATTACCTGAAGTTGGTGAAGAAGGAGGCTTCTCCACTTTTACTGTTCGCCGTTTTCTGCGTCTAGGTTTGAATAACTTACCTATGAATTCTTTTTCTTCATATGTTAATGAGTAATCTTCATCATTAGTCATTGTAGATTTCATCAAAAGATATAGTTATATCTGTACTTGCCCCAGCATTGGTAATGGTGAAAGTATTCTTCATCATAGACGAACGATAAGAAGTTGCTACAGTGTCAGCAGCTCGCAAAGGAGTAGCTGTATCCTGCATAGTATGAGTTACAGAGGCACCATCAAATGTGCCTTCGATTACTACATTCTGTGGACGTTTAAATGCAATATTCTTTGCTTCGTTTGCAGTGAAGTTTAATTTTTTAGTTTTCATGATTGTTCCTTTAGTACTGTTGAATTATAGGTAAAGTTACGGGCATTAATATCGGCGTTATTATATCTAAATCTAAGTCTACATCTCCAGATACGGTGTAGGGAATATATCGCCATACTTGGTGAGTACCGCTTTCATCATAGATATTATAATCAGTGACGTANANTCTGGAACCATCAGGATATGCTTCCATTCCATATACGCCACCAGTAGGGCCACCAGCTGTATCGATTTCAGTCCAATCTGTTTCTCCAGCAGGACGTACAAAGAAGTGATGCGTTTCAGTATTACCATTGAGTACTACAAGATACATAGTACCGTCGTTGGTTACTGAGAAAGATAGGATATTGTCTACCTGACCTATAGGTATCTCATTAAATGCATCTATTTCAGAAGACCAGCTTGTACCGTTGTAAGTATGGAAATCTGCCGTACCAGAACCATACGCATCAAAGACAACTAAATCCCCTGAAGATTCTTGTACGGAAAGATGTAAAGGATTGGCTCCAGGATAACTGGATAATTCCACGCCTGAACCGGTAGCATTATCAAACTGATAAACCTTACTGCCTGAATTATCAGTTATGGTGTAGAGAGTGTTACTGGCACTGTGCACATCTAATGAATATGTTCCGCCTAATGGTGTTACCGCAAGGCTCCATGAACCTGTGGCACCGGCTAATACGTATATTTCAGGAGTTGGAGCATACTCAGGCTTAAGTGCATAAATGTTGTCATTAACGTTATTCTGACAGCTTAGTCCTGGGNCACCATTGGGGAAAGTAGCTGGACTAGTGTATGCATTCCCGATACCGGTAATAAGTACTTCGTCATTTGTCAGGGTACCTTCCATGCCTACAGCTACTAACCCTGTATCGGGGTTAGCTGATACGTATAACGGAAATTCTGTACCTACTTTAGTAATAGTCCCGAATTGTGACCATCCAGGAGTTAATGGTGGCGCTATTATGTCCCCTTCACTTATTTCAATTGTTACCGGGCCTGAACGTATTCCTGTAACCGATGACCAGAAATAAATACCATCAATATAATCAGTACCGGTACCTCCACCTATTTCAAAAGTACCATCTGGAAATACATCAAGCGTTTCACCATTACGTGTTAATTTAGGGGTAAGTAACTGATCATCCTCTACAGCAGGAGCATTTTCTACAAATCCCAATAAGGAATTAGCAGCATCCAAATCTGGTGTAGAAATAGTTGTCAGATTCCAATTAGCATTGGGATTATATGTAACCTGCGCAATATGTTCCGGATCGATACCGTTAGAAATTGCAGCAAATACTGTTTGGTTAATGTCAGTATGTGGGCAATCGCCCATTTGCAATAAGTTTGGGCCTAACTGCGTTGGAGTTTGATTAGCTGTTAACTGGACAGACTCAGAACTACCTGAACGTAATACCAATGAATCAGTTAGATCCATATTGGTACCGGTGATTGTTATATTCCCGCCATCCACTAATGGATCTGGAGTAACCGTATCGATCTCTGGACGTATAACTATTGCGGCATCAGGATCAGCAGCACCAATTGTCGTGGGTACCGCTCTAGGAAGTCCCTTAATGCCGTCTGTGACTGGGTAATCTGGATCAGTATCAAGGCTTACACCATGGCCATACGCACCTACATCAAGAACTGTAGGCTCGTAACCTGAACCATCAAAGGTAAAGGTCTGGCTAGCTCGATCATTGCTATTGCCACCGCCTGTTACCGTGTAACCAAGGCTTACTTGATCAGTAGCGTTGTAATCAGAGCCTGCTGCATATGTGCCCACAAAACCGTTAGTCGATCCAGAAGATAAGTTATTCTTCAGTACTGCCAAATCAGCATTCGCATAGCTGATATCGGTACCGCAATTTATGAACGTGTTGGAGTAGTAATAACTTACTCCGGTAGTTCTCGTGTTGTCGATGGCAGTTTGGGGCCAACCTTCAAATATGTTGTTGGAGAAGTGTACTCCTATGCTCGAAGCAAAGGCTGCAAAATAGTTACTACTGCCTCCGGTACCTGAATAACGTAAGTAGCACTTCTTAAATTCACGGTGACTAGCTCCACCATCACGTAATGAAAATAATCCCTGACTTGAAGCAACTGCTGTGGCATCGATCTGAATATTATCAAAAATAATATCCCTAAACAGTGACATCGTGCCTGCAGAAGTTTCGCATCGATATTTAGTGGCATCCCAGGTTGCGCTAGCACCATGACCAAGATCGGATACAACTAAAATATAGTGTCCGGTATCGTAATTAGTATTCCATGTGGATGCGATACTGGAATGGCCACCAACATCTGGACTACCTGCAGAAGATAAGCAAACAAGTACCAGCCTAACATCATCATTCACTAAATCAGGATTAGCTACTTCTGCCGCTATAGCTGCTACTTGACTTACATAAGCATCTGTACGAGTAAGCCCATTAGCTGCACCCGATGCATCTGGATCTACGTATCTAATTCTATCTGTAGGCATTACACCACCTCTTCAATGGCGCCGATATTACCTACCGTGCCTCTAGGATCATTTTGATAATCGACATCGATTCCAATGCCGTACAATGTTAAAAAATCTGCAATTGCATCTGGCTTAGTTCCTCCAGCATCGATTGCAGGAGAGCCTGTTTGCAGTCTAAAATCTTGAGTAAGAGGAGCATTCAATAATGGATCAACAGTTATAGCATTGGCTTCTTGGGAAGTACTTACTTGATACTGTGCCAAAGTTTCTTCAGTAGTATAACGTCTGAAACTTGCTGCATTAATTACAGGATAAAATACGTTATTGTCAGATGTTCCTCCAGCATAATCGTTGATGTTTGCAAAATTGAATTCATGACCATCAACGCGATTACGTGTATGGAAAATATTTGCACGTATATCGATATCTTGTGCACCAGCTCCAGCGAATCCACCTGAATAATCATAGACAGTATTGTATGCAATAGTGCCATTAGTGGTGGCTCGCATATTAAACGCGTGCCCTATACCGTAAGCATTGTCAGGATCATAAGCCATAACAGGATCGATATCGTAGAGGACATTCCCCAAGAAATGGACACCATCACCGCCGGTACACATCAAACCATTTGCAATGTTGTGAGCTGTATTAGCCAAACACCAGACATTAACCGGATCATCATGGATAATTACTGGAGTTGCTACATCCAATCCGCCTGAAGTACCTGCCCGATTAAAGTTGTACATTTCATTCTGACTAATAACGATATCTCGCGCTGACTTAATATCGACAGCATTCTCTAACGTATTAGAAAAATCATTTTTAGCGATGTACACCCGTTCGCATCGATTAGCTACCGGGGTATTAGCACCACCTACTTGAACACAGTCACCACCTAAATTTGTGCTAACACAGTCTAGCATCCATATATCGGTGTAATTTTGGTGAGGCTTAAATGCATGAATATCGTTTTCTATAGAGGTAGCTAAATTCTCTCCGTAATTCGACATTTCACAATTCCAAATAACCAGTCCTTTTGATTTTAGTAAATTGCTAGAACCTGCGCATGCATGCAGTGCACCACTTAAAGCAGCACCAGTACCGCTTACACTCTTACAGTTACGGAGCGTTAAGTATTCAGAATACGCGCTGTCATGTACTTGATAGTGGGCATTGCCTGTCTTCGTCCATTCGAATCCATCTACGATAGTGTGGTAACAACTAATCATGCGAAATTCGTCATCGAGCTTAGGCAAACCATTACGTCCAACTATCCAACACTTCTTAGTCCGATTACCTTTCATGTACATCTGCCATCGACCGTCGCCACCAGTTACATATGTAGTAGCTGTTGCTTCGACGACTATCACGGTACCTGCAGGATGATCCATGTCTTGTGGAATAGTTAAGCGTGGACTTGTTGGAGTTCCATTGCCATTTGCATCGTTACCAGTTTCATTATTGATGTAATAAAATAATGGGTGTTCTTCGTCGGTTGCCCACTCAGTAGGATCTGAAGGAATAACTTCAGTTATTGGGTCATATCCATAGTAGTAAGAAGGATGGGGTACACCGATAGCGTATAAACTGGGGGAACCTCCTTCTGGGTAGATAGATCGACGTACTCCATCAAATGCCGGCTTTACTGCCATTAATCCTGGATTGATTATTGAAGGCATGAATTATCTCGCTATTTTGTTGTATAAATTTTGTT